CCGTTACCAGTAATATTACACCTGACAATGTGCATATTTACCATCTTTTAAATTTGAACACATTGTTGAAGATAATTCCCAAATTCTTTCTAAAGCGTAAAAGTCTTTGTGTGTAATCCCATTATTATTGTTGTACTCCATCATTTCGTAGTACTTTTTTTCAACTTCTTTTTGAAATTCAAATACTCTTTCATTTTTTGTGCCTTCTAATTGGAAGAACTCTACTGCAATTTGTTTTAGTGTTGCCATTACGTTTTTGTTTAAAATACTACTGGTAACATATGCTACACAATAGCTGGGTTAATTGTTTAATTTAAAGTCTGTTTTGCACTTGAATAATTTGTCTTAAATCGATGTATGGTTTTGTGCTTAACCAGCCATCGTGTAGCATCAGCCGTTAGTAGCAAGACTACGTTTGCTACTCAAAACTACTATTGTCCACACGTTTTGAAAGTCTATCTAACTTAAACGCTTTAGTTTCATCTACTCTTGATTGTACCGATGGAAACATATATTTTATTTGTTCAATCATAATTTCAACATCTGCTATTTCTCCGCACATATCAACAAATCTTTCTTCTGTTGAGTTTCTTACGAATTTTCTAACGGCTAATGCTAATTCCGTAGCTTCTTCTTGAGCCATTTCTAATTGAGCTGTTTGCCCCCATTTTTCAATTGTTTTTTTGTAAATTTCGTTTGACATTTTATTTAGTTTTTATAATTAATATTCGTTTTAATGAGCCGTCCAGCTACTAACACTCGCTACAAGCTAGTAGCCGAAAGTGTGTTGGCGCATAGGCTACCATCTTGTAGCGAGATAACGTTATGTGATATACTACTATTGTGGTTAAAATGGCAAACCATCGTCGATATATTTATTTTCACAACTATAAGGTATTTTCATAATTAATGGCGGTTCTGGAGAAAATGAATTTGGTATATTAATTCCTTTTTGTTCCATTGTGTAAATCAAAATAGAAATATAATGATTCAATCCTCTATCATCATAATCATCTTCGTATTGTTGTCTTGATATTTCTAAACATTCAGCTTCATTATAACAATCTCTTCCTAATACGCCTCCACAAGCTCTACAGTTTGCCATTTCAATAATATTTAGTTGTTAATAATCGTACATCACATAACACACGTTTGCAGTTATGGCTTATATCGTTTTTTCCTGCGGAAAAACCTCTGATAATCTTAATTTGGGTTTGTGCTTGTTTATTTTAGTCCTGAATCCCGCCACATCTGCAAGCGTGGGAACGTTAGCAAACAGCTACACAACATTGTCGTTAAGAAGCTTAATTGCTTTTTGAAGTTCAATTATTTCTAATTCAATATTTGCTAAATCATTTTGCAGAAATTCGTGGTCGCAAACCATTTCGCAGTTATCAAAATCGGAATCTTTTTTATCCCATTCTTTACCTAATAATTCAATTCTTTTTTCAAGAACTTTAATTGCTTGTTTCATATTTTATCTGAATAAAAGCCGATTTGCTAACAGTGGTTTTGCGAGATTTTCGGCACTTGGTTTAATTTAATTTTTAGTTTGTACTTGTTGTTTTTTTTGCTCAACTGAAAGATTACGCATCCTTAACCGAAAATCCTCGCAAAGCCACGAACCGTTAGGGATAACCGCCTATTGGAGTCCAAAAACAGAATCTAAAAAGACAGTATCATTAGTGAATGAATCACATTCTTTTGGCATTGGTTCTTGGTATTCAAAAGTTTCAGGATGTTTTTCTAAAGCACTTGATTTTTCAATTGAAAACGGATACATTATTTTATCAAATTTTGTGCATTTAAAAGCACTAACTTGTTTTGTTGAATATTGAGTTTCCCCATTTTCATAATCATAGCCAATTTCAAAATCAACATCAATATCTTCTCTTTCTAAAAACACACATCCATTAGTACACGCTCTGAAATTTAATGGATTGCAATTGCATTTTTCTTCGTGATTTGCCATTGCGTGTTTTCGCTTCAATTCCTTTTTACAAAAATCACATTTGTAAATTGTAACATTTTCTATTGTTTTCATAAATTATAGATTAGTAATTCGTGGTATATCCCTAACACGTGCTTGTATCAATGGCTTGCATCGTTTTTTCCTTCGGAAAAACCGCTGGCGGGATTAATCAGGATTTATCGGTTGTGCTTGGGTCTTGAATCTTAGCCACTGAGACAAGCACACAACGTTATAACTCATTTTGCAGAACGTTTGCTAGTAACTAGTTCGGTTTTGTGAATTACTATATCTTCATTTTCAAAAGGAGTTTCAAAATTCCATCTATCGAGAGTAAATTTTGAAACTTTCAAAGTTTTTCCCCAAGTCGTGCAAAGTATTGTTAAATCCCCGTAATGAAAATGAAACCCACTTGCCTTAAATTCTAAATGATATATCTTTCTCATTACTTGTGATTTTTAATTAATTCAATTGCATTATTAATTTCTTTTAACTTTTGATTTCTTTGTGCAAAATCATCAGGATAATTTTCGGGTTTCCATCCTTTTAAACAATCTTCTAAAAGTTTCTTTTCTCTCTCAAGAATAAATATTGCTTCGTTCATGGCTTATTAAGTTAAGGCGATTATTTGACCATTAATCCATTGGCTATAAGTTTTTGGGTTTCCAAATTTTTCTACATTATCCGAATTTCTTTTATGATATTCAGTATATCCTTTTTTTGAATCTTGTATAAATTCCTCGAAAGATTTATAAGCATTTCTACAAGCTATAAATAGACATTTTAAATCATCTTGGTCGATAGTAAAATCAATATTTCCCATAATACAAATTGTTTAGAAATTGCCGTGAATATCACTTCCTTATTTCTTTTACAAATATAGTAATTAATATTTGTATAAACCTAATTAAATTACAAATATTATTAATAAAAATTGTAAATAAATAAAAAAAACGAGTGATAACAACGGTTTGGAGCGATTGCAAGATTAGGATTTACTCGAATTATTAGAAAGAAAATTAAAAACTGTCTTGTACTTTTAAAAATAGTCTTGAATTTTTGCAACCGCACCAAGCCGATACGTTACCAGTAATGCTACGAAACCTGCTCAACAACCTTTATTTTTTGTCTTTTTGTCTCCCAATCTCTCATTGCTATTATTTTAGCATCAAAATATACTCTCTGTTTATTATTACAGACCACATAAGCTATGTAATGTGTTTTTTCTGCGTAGTAATCTTTTAAAGCTATTACAGGAAAATCTTTTTCACTTCCTTCAGTGCCTTCCATCACAACTACGTGATACATATAATAATTTCTATTTCTTGACCTGAAATGAAATACTTTCAATAAATCTCCAACTAATATTTGTTTTCCAGATTGGTCAAAATATGTGTTGTTTTTTCTTTCTTCTAATGTCATTTTTTAAGTTTTAAATTTGTAAATAAAAAGCACTACTGGTAACAATCACTATACTGCAGTTGCCGAATATACTAAACCGCATAGGCAACCGCAGTATAGTTTTAACGTTATCAGGAATACTACGATTTGTTTTCATAGATGATTTTTTCAATATCATTGGCGATTTTATCCATCATTTCAGATATTTTCAACTCATACCTTTGTTCCTCTTTATTTTCATTTATTGAACTCCAATCAAAATATTGATTTGCATATTCTTTTAATTTGTTTTTGTAATCTATTAGTTTTTGTTCTTGAATACTATTCATAATATATTTAGTTTTAAATTGCCGTACTCCTGATAACAGTTGCTATAAGAGATTTTCGGCATAGTGATTAATCGTTTTAATTGTGTGTATTTGCGATGATTTGGCAAAGTGGAAAGATGGTTTTATACTCATCCGAAAATCCTCTTATAGCAACAATCCGTTATAGCTTATGGCTCGATTTCGGTTTTTAAGAACTTAATCAAAAATATTAGCTACGTGACTTCTATATTCCTCTTCTTTAAAAATGAATAAATAAGTACTGTAAAATGGTAGCCAAATATGAAGTGTGCTTCCTGCTAAATAGTTATAAATAGGATTTTTAAAATGGTCTATAGGGTAATCAAAATCATTTTCCCATTGCATAATTGAATAGAATATATGTTTAAATATTCCTAACAATCCAATCATTGCAATCATATAGGAAATTATATTTAACGGAAACCAAACCATTAAAGCTGTAAATAAGAAAATTATAGGGCTAACAATTATTTTAAATATTATTTTCATAACACGTTTAGTTTTTAAAAACCCACCACAAGCTATAACAGCAATTTGTGGTAATTCGGGTATTAGTTATTAATTTATTTTTGGTCTTGCATTTGTAAAATCTGTCTTGCATCGGTACTTTAGGATTTATTTACCCCAAACTACCACAAGTTGCAGGACGTTATCAGCAACCGCCCACAATCATCGTAAAGTGTTCACGACAAACATAAGCTGTTAAGTTATGGCGCATTCTATCGGGGTCGTCCGATGGAATTTCTTCTCCTAATTTATTGGTTGCATCTTTTCCGCAAACTGAACAAATCTCTCCTTCACAACTTCCAGAAATAAAATAAGGTGCAAATAATTCTAATGCTTTTGGTCTTTTGAAAGTATCAAATCCAATAGTTTTTGTTTGTGCATTTTGAGGAAAATAAGTATAATAATTTCTTTGAGGTATCCATCCATATTCGTCCATAAGTCCATTAGCTATGTCAAAATAATTTCCAAAAACCTCTTGTAATTTTTCTTTAGGTGGTAACATATAAATAGTTTTAAAATTAGTATTAAGTGGTATGCTGATAACAAATGATAATGGCTATTTGCACAACCATTTTCCTCCGAAACAACTTCTGTAGTGGCAAACAGCCACTATCATCCACCGTTAGTGGCAATATTCAAATGTACAAAACATACGTTTACAAATTACAAACAAAAGTAATTTATAGTAATTATAAATAGTGTTATTGAATATTTCCAAAATGACAAAATACATTTTCATAAATTCCTAATTCCTTGTTAATTGAATTACGCAAACGAATACGATCTTCTAAACTGTATTCGTTGTCAGATTTTTTTAATCTAATTGCGATTTTAGAAGCTAATTTATAAATCTGATGGTATTGTTCATTTGTGATGTGTAATTGCGGTGTTCGCCTCAAATCGGCTATAAAAGTCATATATTCCTGTCCATACTCTTTTACAATTCCTTCACGCAATAAACCATCATCATTTTGAAAGTGGTTTGATTGCGCGCTTTGTCTGTGGATGTTGTGTAAATTGAATCGGATTGTTTGATTGCCTCCACGCGCAAATACGTGACCTGCATCATACTTTTTTGCTGGATAATCACGAGCCAAACAATTCAAACCTTTATCAATTAATCTAACGATTAGATTTACTTTTACCTGAAGTTCTTTTGACCAATTTTTAGCAGCTTCTTTATCTTTTTTATGCTGAACTTTGTCAAATGGCTTAATTACTGGGCTTTCTTTTTCAACGGCTTTTTTTGTGATTCGCATTGCTTTATTCATATATAATTGGCCTGCCTCGGTATCCATTAACCATTTTGGAAAACAACACATTTTCCCTAAACCAAACTTTCTGTTTTCTATTTTTACCATTTTGCCGCATCCTTCAAATCCGAATGCGGCATCTTGACCATTACATATTTTCTCTTTGATCATTAGAAAAGTTCTTTAGGTTTCTCAACAAAATTAAAACGTTTGGTAACTTCTTTCATATTCAAAATTGCCTGTTTGAAATAGCTGTCTTTTAATTCAATTCCAATTGCCTTTCTTCCCATAGATACAGGACTGAAAACCTCGCTTCCAACTCCCATAAAAGGAGTTAAAACAACCTCTCCAGGGTTTGAATACAACTCAATTAAACGATCAATTACATCTAACTGTAAAGGATGCACGTGTTTCTCGTCGTCCTCTTCTTTTGAATCCCTAAAAGGCAAAACATTATCAATTCTGATATCATCCCAAACAGATGAGGCATAACGCTGCCAAACATAATGATTCAATTTAGTAATTTTATCATCTTCATTTATGTTATTTAGATGATCCCACAATTGAACTTCATTTAAATTTGAATTATTGGCATTATTCCAAGCTCTTAGAATATTTGGCAATATTGGAATTTCACCAGCGTAATGATTCATTCCGTATTTGTGAGTTACAGGAACTTCATTTTCTCCTTTTTTAGTGAAAATTAAAACATAGTCCGGCATTGCTGTAAAACATTTTGTAGAATCTTCAACAATGAATTTATGCATTAAAGATTGAACCATTGTACGCATACGCACTTTTAAAGGTTCTTTCCAAATTGTAATTCTGTTACGATATTCAAAACCATACTTTTCATGAATCTTAATAATTTCATGAGGGAAATCCCAAAGACGGCATGTATTATCAAAAACATCTGTCGCATGAACTGCAGTTATTCGCCCTAGCTTTGTTACTCTTGAAATTTCTTTTACCAAATAATCGTATTGTTCTAAAAATTGTTCTTTGGTTTCACAATTTGAAAAGTCATTTTCTGAACTTGAATAATTATAAAGTCCGGCGAAAGGCGGAGAATATACCGATAAATCAATGCTTTTATCTTCTAGTGTAGGCAAAACCAACATGCAATCTGAATTATAAATTGCGTAATTTTCTGTAATAACTTGATCTTTTACTTTGCTCATTTTTTAAAATTTTGGTTTAATAATATCTTTGTTAAATTCTTTTTTGATGTGTGTGAATGACTTATTTACATTTTCGGTTAGTCGCCTATGTAATTCAATTGCTTTTTTTGTTTTTTGCTCCAAAGCTTCTATAACTCTGGTTTGTCCATCCGAAATAACCATATCAATAACAACATCATTTTTCTGTCCAAATCGCCAAAAACGTCTTATTGCTTGATAATATTGCTCATAACTCCAAGTAGGGAAAAATACAGAATGATTGCAATGCTGCCAATTCAAACCCATTGAAGTCATTTTTGCTTTAGTTATTAATCTTTCAATTTCTCCATTGGCAAAAGCTAAAAGAATTTCTTCTTTTTTATCAATGGATTGGGATCCAATTATTTCAACCGCTTTTGAATCTGAATGTTTTAAAATAGTGCTTTCGTTATTAGTATTACACCAATAAACAGAAGTTTTCCCATCTGCTAAATTTACTGCTTTTTCACAACGTTTTTCTTCTGTCTGTTTTTGCTCGTGCCTTACTTCTGTCATTGATTTGGCAATTGGCGTAAACATTTGAATTTGGCCGCTAATATCAATAAGACTTTGATTTTCTACAATATGCCTGTTTGTAATTAATTTTGGTAAAACATATCTATCATTTGAAAATCCTAAATCAGAAGGCATTTTTGCCATAATTGACCACTGATTAACCCACGCAAAGAAATCATTTTCAGCATGTGGCTTTAAATAGAATTTTTCGCCAATATTTCTATTTGTTGAATCTACTGAATTTTGATTGTTTTTGAAAAACTTTCCTAACATGTCCATGTAACCCATGTAACCTAAAAACTCTGATGTAGTTCCTAATTCAATAAAATCATTTGGCGAAGGAGTTGCAGTTGATCCAAAACGATATTTTATTTTCTTTACGAAAGCCGTAATTTGACTTTTAATTTTTCCATCAAAATTTTTAAGAATAGAACTTTCATCTAAAATAACACATTCAAAATCTTTCGGATCCAAATAATGTAATCTTTCATAATTACAAATTACAATTTTTTTTGTGAATTTACCATCTTTGGTAATTTCGATATCATCTGTAATATTTCGCTCTAAAGCTTCTTTTATGAATTGAAAGCCAACGGCCAAAGGAGTTAATATTAAAACTCTTTTGTTTGTGTGTTGTATTACATTCCTGGCTATTGACAATTGAATTAATGTTTTTCCAAGTCCCGTATCTAAAAAGTTGGCAATCCTTCCTTTTTCAATTGATTTTTCAATAACATAAGATTGAAAATCAAAAGCGCAATCAGGGATAAAATTTGCCTTGAATCCAAAATTACCTATTGAATGGCGTTTTGATTCTAAAAATTGGTTATAATCCATATTTGTTTTTATTTTATTAAATATTCAATGTATTCGGCTAATTGATTTGCTTTGTGGATAAAATCAAATTTATTTTTTGTGTGTTCTTCCTGTTCTTTTCTAATATGCTGCCGTATTTCGCATTTCTTTTTAGCTTGTGCTATTTTCAAAGATTTGATAATTAGTATAACATCATCTTCTGGTAATGTTAGGTTTATTGTTTTCATTATTTTAAGTTTTAAAATTATATGTAAATGTACTTTTTATACGTTTACGAATTACATTTAAACATAATTTATAATTAATTTAAATAAACTATTTCAGCATAAATTTTATAGGTTTTTGTAAGTGTGGCAAATCCTTTGACGCTTCTACAACTTTTTTTGCTTCGGTGTTATCATTGGTTCTTAAAAATGCTGTATTGCTTTTAAGTTTTTCTGTTGGAGTAACTAAATGTTTGTTTTTCATGGTTTATTTTATTAGGTTGTTTTCAAATTCCCAAAAAGAAAGTTTACCTTTTACGTTTAGGATTGGTTTTTCATAGATAACAGGATTTGCTAAAACCCAATTCCAAATTGGTTTATTTTCATTATACATTTTCAATGCTTCATCATAACCTCTTAAATTTTTATCCTTAAGCAATGGTTTTTTATAAACAATTGGTGTTTTATCAGCCCAAATACTTTCATGATTGATAACACAATCAACTATATCTACTTGACCAATTATTGCTCCAACATGTAAAGGTTCTCTAAATTTAGGAGTAAAATACTTTCTATATTCAAAAACTCCTTTTGCATTATCTAAAATGCATGAAACTTGCTCTTTTGTATATATAGAGTTTGTTTTTAATCTATCGTGCCATTTCATTGAAGCGTGAATATAAATACTGCCTCGGAAATGAGTTTTAAAAGATCTGTTTTCGATATCTTTTATTCCCTCACAAATTAACTGAGAATAAGGCTGTTTTATTGATAATGCTTTCATAATTATTTTAGTTTATTAATTAATTCTCTTTCGTAGCTATAATACATTTTGGTAAAAAGTTTTTTCACATCGAGTTTATCTTTATGCAGAAACTTTCCATCTTTAATTTTGGTGCAGTTTCCAAATTCATCAACATAAATCAATCCTGCATAATTCGGAACCTCTTCTTTTGAAATTAATCCTGCTGGAACAACATAAAAAAACTTGTTTGGAATTAGTTTGTTATCGATTGAACAAATATCTATTCCGCATGAAACTTTTGCTCTATATTGAACCCCTCTTACTTCTTGAAATTCTCTATTTACATATTCATATATTGAATGTTCAGTTGATTCAATTAATTCCGGAAATTGTCTGCAAAATTCCCAACTTAAATTGCTTTGAAAATTATCATAAGTTTTTTTAAGAAATAATTTACCTCCTTTTTCATTCACTTTATGAATAGTATGTTTCTCTTTTTTGAAATCAGCTTTGAAATCTGAACGGCTTATTTTTATTTCACATTCATAACAAAAACCAGATTGTAAAAAACTTAAGAAGTCGCTTTCATTACCGAAATAATAAACATTGGTAAATTTATATTCGTGTGAACTAAAAGCTCTTAAAAGTGCTTTTTGGATTAGTTTTTCAGTTAGTATACCCATATTTATTTTATAAATTAATTCTACTGTGTTTTTCTACATCATAGGTTATTACTTCCTGCCTTGAATCGGCAACCGACATTCGTCTTAGTATCTCTATTTTTTCAGATAACCTTACTAATTCGTAAGATATTTTTAAAAATGAGTCTCTTGGAGCAAATGGTGAAAAGTCAATATAACTTTTTTGCTGCTGTTCTGTTTTTCCGAGTAGGGTTGCGTAATTCATGGCTCAAATAATTTATTATAAATTACTTCAAATTTTTTCTTCATATTTTTATTGCTATTGAAGTGTTTTGAAAGCTTGCATTTATTAATAAAGGCTTTATCTTCTTCGCTTAGTTTAATAAATTCGCTTGGTTTCGATATCTCATGCAATTTATCTCTAACAGATTTATTTGCAAAGTGGAGTTTGTTTTTTGGATCGAACATTGTTAACTTTTTAAAATGGTTAATAATTCTTCAATTGAAATTTTTGAATTAAGAATATATTTTGAAACCAAAATACTTCTGCATCTGTTTTTAACGTACGTTGGTCGTTTTCCGTTTTCATGTGATTTTTCCAATTCCTTTAAAACAAATTTCTTATTCAAAGGATTTTGTTTTGTTATTCGCTGTTTTTCATCATCAATATAGATTCTCAATTCCTTTTCATAAAGTTCTTGCTTCTCTTCATTGGTTTTTATAATGGTTCCCGATTCCTCTAGTTTTTTAAATAAATACCAAGCAGTATCAGAAAATTTATTTTTCAAAACTTCATCGTAAACCATTTTAACAAAATCACTAAATATTTTTTCTTTTTCAGATTCTGTTTTTTCAATTGGTGCATTAAGCAATGTTTGGCGTTTAATCAAAAAAGGTTCAACTGATTGGTTTCTATGATCGATGTAAGCAGTTAATATTTCACCAACAGCAACGCAATCAATCAAACGGAAAACTTTTACATCAATAAATTTTTTTGCAACGTATAATTTAAAAGCTTCTTTAACTTCTGGAATTGTTAGTTGTGGAAATTGACCGTTTATTAATTCAGCAATTAAAATCATTTGCCTATCCAATGAATCAATATCATCATCGGTTACAACTTTTATATTTAGAATCTCAATCATGAAATTTAAACATTCTGATTTTTCTTCAAATGATGTTTTAACCCATCGGTTGTGATCTTCCTTCAATTTTAGCAGCTGCGGCTTTTGCTGCTCTAAGAGGGTCAAAGTTTGCTGCTTTTTTTGCAGTGCCGGCAAATTGTTGTTCTGATTTTCCATTTGAAGTATTTTTTTGAATTAATAATTTTTGAATCTGCTTTCTAAGCGATTCTGTTGAAAGAATATTTTTTTTCCAAAACTCACCATCTATTGAGTTTAAAAATGCATGAGCATCTTTTATTTGCTCCTGTGTGACATTATCAGAGTCAAACATCAAACGAATTGGATCTACATAACTTTTATACTTTGCTTTTTCCTGTGTTGAAGTTGGCGAATTTTTTTCTTTTAAATTTTTTATGAAAAGTTTTTGAAACCAAACCGCTGTTTTGAAATTTATTCTTTCTTTTTCTGAAATTGAAATTATGTGTTCTCCAAACTTTAAAAAATTATTATCGTCTGAAATTTTAATTTCGGACAATAGAAAACTATTTAATATCTTAAGTTTATCTTTATCTGTTACTGTAACCTTTACTGTATCTGTTACTGTAACTGTTGATTCTGTTGAATTTTCGCCAACATTTTCAACACGTGTTGATTCTGTTGAATCAGTTTCGTTTTCTTTTTTAAACTTCTTAGCCTCAGCACTAGCAAGACCTGCCCGCCTTTTACCCTCTATTGATTCCTCCCATTTTTTTAAATCTCGTTTCAATTGGTTCTCAATATCAACAAACATTAATTTAGTGAGTCTATCGGGAGGATCAGGGTTTTTATCGTTTACATATCGGAAAAAATGCTTTATAAGTCTACCTGCTTCATCATCTTCAAGATTTTCAAACTTATCCATCCAATCAGCATAAACTACAATTCTTTTCTTATTTTCAGCCATAAGTTAATTTTTAAGTGAATTTACTTTTTCCCACATGTGTTTTTTTGCTTCTGAATCACACCATTCATTTACATAACTTCTTTTATCATCTATTCCAGAATGAGCTTTAACGTGTCTAAATTCAATAGTTACATTGTTTTTAGACTGCTGTAAAACTTTTTGATAAACTTTGTAAATATTTAATCTTTGTTTTGAATTTAATCGGGAATACCTTGTATTGTGTTTTTCGTTTTTTTCAAGAACAGCAATAGCATTTAAAGAATCTGAATTTATAATTATTTTATGTATTCCTGAGTGAACCAATACAGTTTTTAATGCATTAATTATACATTTTGCTTCTGCATCATCTGTAGTAAAACATTTTTCTTTAAATGGTCCGGATTTGGTTATTTTAAAATCATCAGATACCGCCCAAAAAGCGTATGCACCGTATCTTAATTTTTTGTGTAGACTAGCGTCCGTGTTGATAGTTACTAACATAAGTTAATTGTATAAAAAAATCCCATCAAATTTGGCGGTATTGTGGAAAGCGCCTCCTTCGATAGGATTTATAAAATACATGAGTCGTAAATAATTGCAATTGCTTTCCACGTCAACAGCATTACGAATTACAAAAATACACATTTATTTCAATTATAAAACACTATTATGTAATTTATAATCAATTTAAATTATTTCAATGATGCAACAAATTTATTTATAAATTCAGTTTTCATAACATCAGTACTTCCAGTTATCGCATTTGAAAGCTCTGCTTTGCTCTGAATCAATTCAAAATTTTGTTCGTCAATTGTGTTCTTCCCAAGAAAATAAGTCGCTGTAATCGGTTCTTTTTTCTTGAAATCAAAAACTCTATCTTCACATTGGAAGCTGTCCGCAGCTGTCCAAGGGTATTCAACAAAAGCAACTTCTTTAGCAGCTGAAAAATTATGTCCAACACCTCCCGCCTCAGTATTACAAATTAATAACGGGTAATCACTTGGTATATAATCGTGATCTTTATCCTGATGATGTTCTAATTTAATTTTACATTTTTTACACTGCTGAAACTTGGTTTTGGCATCTTCTTTTTGGTGTTCGTCTTGCCTGCCTGTAATCATTAAAGCATTTGGAAAGTTTTTTTTAAGTTCGTCAACAATAACATGCATTACGCAAAATATTACTATTTTTTGTCCATTATCGATTAAATCCTGGATATAGTAAACAACCTCATTAATTTTTCCCAATGCTGAAATTCGTTTCAATTCCTGCATCTTTACAAGTGCCTGTCCTTTTAATTTGTCTGATATTTGTTCCTCAGTGCTTCCATTTTCTTTAAGGAAATTTAAAAAGTCATTTTTAGCAGAATTATAATTATCACGTGTTGTAATGTCGCATAAAATAGTTTGCCTTTGTTTTGGAGGCAAATCTTTTACTACTTCTTTTCTTTCACGTCTGAAATAGCAAATTTCATTTAATTTTGAATTCAATTCTTTTAAGTTTGCCGCTCCTGATCCTCCCTCACAATATCTTCCTTTAAATACTTTTGGGCCGCCAAATTCTTTTAATCTTCCCATAATTGCCAATTGAGAATATAAATCTAATGGCTTGTTTTTTACAGGAGTTCCGGATAACAAGATTATCCATATTTTACGCAAACATATTTGTAATGTTATTTTTGTTTGCTGCGTTTCAGAATCTTTTAATTTATGACTTTCATCTACTATTACAGAATTAAAAAGATGAATATTAGACTTCATTCTAATATCGTTAGAATCTTTCATCTTATGTTTTGGAGGGTAATATTCAACAAAATTCTTTTTTAAAGATTGAAAGTTGCAAATAACAACATCATACATATCCATTGTAATAAAATGATGCCAACGGTCTTTTGTAGTATCATCCAAAACCAAAACCCGCTTATTGCTCCAAATTTTCCATTCATCCTGCCAGTTTAATTTTAATGGTGCTGGACAAATTACCAAACATGGAAAAGTAGGTTCTTTTTTTATTTCCTGAGCAATACAAAGTGTAATAATTGTTTGAATACTTTTACCTAATCTTTGTTCGTCACCGTTTATGTATCGTTTTAATTCAAGTCCTCTGGCAATTCCTTTACGCTGATAATCACGTAAACTTCCCTGTTTTAAAGGATATTCGTAAATCAATTCCGGAAGCGGTGCAATAGGTTTAATTTTATCATCTGACTGCTTTGAAATGTCAATCCATTCAATAGGATTTGCGGGTTTTGCTTTGTTTTTTAATTCAATCAAATGATTACGATAACCGACACTTACAACGAAAGCATTTTTAACATAACACCATTTTACCCCTGGAATCTTTTTAATTTCAACAGCATTGTTATTACGGAACCTGTCAAATGGTATTTTAACTTGCAACTCATGTGAATGTTCGATTACCTGCATCATTTTGTTTAAATTTTAAAAGTTGTTAATTAAATTCCTTCTTTTTCCTCACCGTTAACCTCAAACAAATCTAGCTGAGCTTTGGCCGCTTGTTTTCCGCTCATGTAATGTTGAACCTCTTCTTTCAATGTTTCAATTGCCATTTCAAGTGCTGAAGCAAATTTGTAATCCGAGTCAAATTTAATTAATGGTGTTGACCATCCAATTTCCTCAAAATTAGCCAACTGTCGGGATCCTGAAATTACAACTCCTTCACCTGATTTTGACATTGCAAAACTGCTTACATTGAATTTTAAAAAATCTTCTGAAACAACTGAATCACGGTCACCAATGTAATCAGAAATATTGTCGATACATTTTGAAATTAATGATTCATCCAAAATCTGCTCTGAAATGAAACAGAAATGAGGGATTAAGGCACGAAAAGCGTTTCGTAGGTCATAATGTATTGGAGCATCACTATTTGTCTTAATAGTGTTTTTAATTTCACCATCTGTACGCTCAAAGGAATAATCTAGGAATAGACTAGATTTAATACTTGCATTTTTTACTGCTAAACTCATATATTAATTATTTATTGATTACTGATTAAAAATAGAAATTCCCTAAAGGCCTATTGTCGGATAGGTGATCTTTAGGGAACTCTAATATGTCTTAAGTTGTGATGAATCCGACAATAAACCACTTAGACAAATATAAAAAAATTACTCGAATTGTAAACCTATTTGACTTTTATTTTTGGTTGCGTTTGCACTTTGTTTGGCTTTAAACTCTTTGGAAATCCAAGAACGAATTGGCCGACCGTGGCAAATAGGATTTTTTGAATAAACCCAATCTTTTTTAAAAATCATACCATCCTTAGAAAGTTTGTTAAATATTGCGCCAAAAATTCTACACTCATGGGGTGGGTCGTTTCCTTTGGCGTAATAAGCTTCTTTTAAATCTTCTGATGTGAACGCTTTAAATTGATTTTTAACCCATTCATAAGCAAATAAAAGGCAGTCATTGTAATAGTTTTGATTATTACGTTCAACTGAATCCAAGGCTTCACGCATTTTGTCGAATTGGTTTTTCATAATTATTCAACTTTAAATGTTACTTCTTCACCATGTAGATACAAATTTCCTTTGTTGTCACATTTACCTCTACCTGATTTAGATTTATAAGAACTACAAAGTGATTTTTTACAATCACTTTTTTGTACGCAATCATAAATACCACACCAAATATATTCTGATGTTCCGTTATCTGGAATTGCTTCTAAAACTGTTACTTCTGAAAGTTCGTCAATTTTACCGTCATGTAGTATGTCTTCAATTGTTTCGCAATTTGTAGAGTCTACACTTCTGAAATATAATTTAGTTTCTGTTTTCATAAATATTGTTTATTATTTTCTAATTCAACTTCAATTTCCTGCATAATTGCCAAATCAGAAGGTTGTGGTAAATAAATACCAGCTTCTTTTGATGAATAATCCCTAAATCGATCAATTGCCAAAGTCATTTCATCTTTTGTCAGTTCCGCACAACTTCGTAATTCAATTCTTATTTCACCTGTTTTACGATTAATAAATTCAAATTCGAAAATGTCATGATTAACTAACTTTTTGAAAAACTCAATTTTAATATAATCTCGTTTCTCTCCAAATTCTAAGGCGAACCAGCCTAAAATAAGATGTAAATATTTCAATTGCGGATATGTTTTTGATTTTCGCTTCTCAGTCAGTTCAAAAACCTTTTCATGCTTTATCAGAAACTTAAGTTTCTCAATTGCCCGTTGTTGATCTATGAGTTTTGATCCGTTGTAAATTGCCATAATATTTTTTTAGAATTATAAATATGGTTTGCGTGTTTAATAGCGGCATTATAACAATTTATTCTTTCATCATATTCTGATTCAGAAATGTATTTTTTAGGAAATTCACTTCCTAATTGTTTTTCTTTAATTATATAATAAAACTCATTACAAGAAGTATCTATCAAAATATATATTCCAGATAAATCAAAAAAATCTATTATTCTTGTTTGTTGAAAAGATTCAGGTAATTGTAAAAATTCATCCCAATTTGAATATAATTTTTTTTCAGGATGATTTTTTGCATCATCCAAACATTTTCCCGTAAGCTCCATATTAAGTAAATTTAAGTTCTTCTTTGTTTATTGCTGAATGTAGATTTTGAAGCTCATGAACATACTCCAAATGCGTTCCTGTAATTATATGAATGAATCTTACACCTGTAAAATAAATGGCTGAATTATCTTCAAAATTACTCAATGAATAGGTTTTTTCAACACGTCTCAATTGCTTGTAATTTGCTTTTCTTAGCCAATTTACCGATAGTGATATTGGTAAAAATTGATTAAACTCCCTTTCATGTAATAATTCTTTTTTATCGTTAAAAAAATAAGTTTTAATATAATATTTTTCAATACCCACTATAATTTGAGGAAGTAAAGGATAATCACGGTGAATTATTAGATTACCAGGCTTTAAATTAATACTATTTAATTCAGACATATCCCGATTTCTTTAATGAGTTTATCAATCATTTCTTTGTTTGACTTGCAAAAAGTATAATCGTTTTTTGTGGTCAAACTCAGCATTAAAGTATAATTATGCTGTTTTACTATTTGGCTAGTTTTTTTCATTTTGTCTTTGTTTTAACATTTCATCAGCAATCATAAAACATCTTTTTACAAAATTTTGGACGCTTTCTTCAGTTTATTTTTGTCCGTGGTAAAAAGTTGTCCCGCTTAATGAAGCCATTGCCTTAGATGCAAAATAATCTCTTAATGTCATTCCATCCTGACTACCTACAGTTTGTCCTTGATCGTTCCATTCGTAAGCCGTTTCTGTTGGTGTTGGAAAGGCATTTGGATTTCTTGGCTTTTTATTTTGTGTTTCCATAACTAAAATGCTTCTTTGTTAAATTCAATTTCTAATCCTTTTGATGCGCACACCGTTTTTTTACCTGTTAATTCGTAAACCTCTTTTTGAAAGCGTTTTTCATCTGAATTTGAATCACTAAGATGAATAAGTACAATATTCTGAACCTTACGTAAATCATTCGCCAAAAGCATATTTTTACAATCACGTAATGAGAAATGAGATTTAAATATTCTATTTTTTAAAAACCCTTTGCTACTTTCTGGATTATATTTTTTATTAATAATATCATGGCAAAAATTAGCTTCTATAATTACATTGTTTAAATCTGGAAAAGTGTAATCGCAAAAGTAAGTGTCTGTTAAAAATATAAATCTGCCTGTTTCTGGATGCTCAATTAAAAAACCAACACAAGGAACATCGTGACGAACATTAAAAGGCATTACTTTAAAATTTCCAACATGAAAAACTTTTCCGTGTTCTATTTCATTTTTATTACTGCTTTGGCAATTGTGATGCTCAAATGTTTGTTTTAAGGCAAAAACTTCTATTCCTAAACTCATAACAGCATTTATACTTTTTGAGTGATCATTATGCAAATGAGTTGACAAACACCCAACAACCTTTTTTATATCAAAATTAATTGCTTCTTTGATTTCTTGAATTGAAACCCCGCATTCAATTATCAGGGTTTCATTTTCATTTTCAAGAATATAGCAATTTCCAACGGATCCGCTGTTTACTACTTTTAGCTTCATCTTAAAACAATGGGTCTATAGTTTTGTTTTCAGGTTCTTTTGGTTCGTCATTGGCCGGCTGTTCTTTATCCAGAATTGCATCCTCAACATTTGAAATGTTGAAATCCAAGGGCTTTTTATTAGCTTTTTCCTTTATCTCTTTAGAAGTCATTTCTTCATGATCGATATCAATTGTATTTGGGTTTTCTTCCTGAGTGTACATTGCGCCTAATTGAGCAGGAAAAGCCTCTCTTAACGCCTGAACCTTTGCAATCTTAGAAATCATTGTAGATTTTTTTTCATTCCAAACAGACTGTTTTTTATCGTATTCATCTAAATTTACTTTTGCTACAATCGGAAACTTTCTGTCTTTTCTGAAAACCTCACACCATCCACCAACTAATTCATCTGTTTTTAAGCAAAAACATCCTTCTAATTCTACATAATTTCCATCTCTAATTACAATTATTCCGGCTTTAATTCCTTCGTAGTTTTCGTTTGCATCAGCTCTTTTAAAGAAAGCTTCTTTTGAAACAATCATTTGTGCTGGTGCATTACCAAACTTAACTAAATAAGCCTCATTTAAGAACGGATTTAATTGATTGTATTTACAAATTGAAATGAATTGTGTTAAATCCTGATCTGAAACATTTCCAGTTCCTTTAGTCAAGAAATCCCTAACAATTTGATATGAAAGTTTTACGTCCTGACCTGCTACCTGATAAACAATTTGTCCTTTTTCATTAGCCTTAGCTAATGATTGCTCTTCTTTTGATGGTCCTAAATTTGTGTTTGTTGTACTCATTTTTTATTTAATTTAATTGTTGTTTAATTTTTCTACACTCCAAAATAATCCTAAATTAATAGATGATTTAATTGTTCTGATTGTCCAACTGAAATAAAAAGCACTTGAATTAGTTCTAAATCTCCAAAATATGCTTTTATCATTATTTATGACTTCCCAAAATTCATCCAAGGATTCTATTTGTTTTTTTAAGACAAAATTCTTTGATGCTTTATCGCCTTTTTTCATAATAATTTAAATATCAATATTGCTCATTATTTTTTTAGTTTCAGCAGCCAGAATAGATCTGCCGTTGTAAATATCCTCGCCTGATCCCAAAGCATTAAAAGCATTGGTTAAAACTCTTTTCTCTGATTCTGCTTTTTGTATTACATTTTCTAAATGTCTTATAGCTTCTTCAATATCGTTTCTTTGTTCTTGAATTGTCATGATTTTTATAGTTTTTTATGATGTTGTAAATGTATAAAAAATACGTTTATGTTTTACATATCCATTACAATTTATACGTATTCTAAATAACGAAACCCACCGATTAAAGTGGGTTTTGAAATTACTTTTTAAGTCTTAAACGTGTGGTTATTGCTTTTTCAACACTCCAACCTTTTTTTAATCTTTGAAACAAACACTGATCCGTTAATCCATATAATTCAGCCCATTCTGACATTACCTTGGATTCTCCATTTAATTCTAAAAATCTTGATGATCTTCTGTTTCTGGTTTGGTCTTTGTCCGTACTCCATTTACAATTTTCAGGATAATAATCCTTGTTATTTTCAATCCTGTCAATAGTTAATAATTCTGAATAACCTTTAGCAATAGCCCAATCGTGAAACGACTTAAAATCGTTTTTCCATTCATCACACATGGTAATTCCTCTACCTCCGTAATTTTTATATTCTTTTACATTGGGATTATAACATCTTGTTTTTATTCCCATCCAAATTCTGAATAATCTAGTTTTTTTACCATCTTTTGTTTTGGATAACCCATGTGTTGTTGCAGAATTAGCTCCAGAAATTGCGGCCTTTTCTTTTTGTAAACAACCACAACTTTTAGTATTACTGCTTTTCAAATTAGCAGTTGATGCAATTATTAAATTTCCACAATCACAAATACAATTCCAATTTCTTTGACGCCATTTGTCTGTGAGCGAATAGTTAACAATAGTTAATCTATTAAATTTTAAACCCTCCATAAAATAAAAAACCCACAAATCAAAAGGTCGTAGTCTTTATCATTGCGGGAATTTGTATAAATTTTTATTTGTAGCTACGACTCTACGTAGCAAATATAATAAAAACTATTCTATTCTTAGCACTTTATCATTAGCACTAACGAAAAGATTTACTATCTGGGAATCAATTTCTATTATTTCGGTTGTAGATTCTCTGTTGTCTAAAAATATTACTGCACTTGCTTGGTAATGCTCACAAAGAACTGAAATTATATCGAGTCCGGCATTAAGTTTTCCTGCAGTATTAGCGTGACTAAAGTTAACTCCATCAACTAAACACTCGCAAATTTCCTCGGTTCCTTGATTAATTAAGTTTTTGAAAAGTTTAAATTTTACATATTTAAATCTTTCGTTAACTTGACTTTCGATTGATTCAACTTTTAGTTTGTTGAATTTCTCAATTATGAAAAACTCTTTTTCTACATTGGCAATCTCAGAAGCTAAATTTTGCTGCTCAATTTTTAAATCAGAAACTCTTTTATCAACTGCATCGTTTTGAACTTTGTTTCTTAATTTGGTTTTGATTGCTTCAATTTCTGTGTTTAAATCAGTTTTTTGGCTGTTAAGTTCCGTGTTATCAATAATGGGGTTTTCTTGAATCGTAGCATTGATTGCGTTCAATTCAACTACTTTCGATTGATATTCTTTGTGTTCCAATAAAGCGGCATCAATATCAAAATCAGAAACTTCTTTGTTGGATAATTTTGCAGTTTCAGCATCAACATTTGATTGAAGTAAAACAACATCGTTTTTAAGAGTTGCAATTAATTTTTCTCCCGTTCCAATTCTTTCAATAATAGTTTTTAATTCAGCTTCTTTTGATTCTTTTTCGCCTTTTAATCTGATTCCTGATTGTTGGATTGCTTCAACTTTTTTTGACTGATCTACATTGAAATTAGTTCTTAATTCTAATTCCTTTGCTATAATATCTCCAGATTCAAATTCACGCTTGCAAGTAGGGCAAACGCATTGAGAATCATCAAAAACAAATTCTTTCTCAGCAGCATTTTTTAATTCAGTTCTTTTTAATTCAAGTGATTCGGTAAGCGTTTTTATTTCCGCTTCTAAATTTGTTTTCTTTACTCCCAAAGTTTTAAACGCAGATTCAGCAATAATAACATCACTGTTTTTTGAATCTAATTTTGATTGAGCAGTCTTTAAAGCAGAATCATCTGAATCATTTGAATTGTTGTTGGCATTAATCAAATTTTGTTTGATAGTGTCCAATTTGTTTTTAACGCCGTTTGCTTTTACTTTTTTAGCATTTTCAACTATCAAAAGTTCGTCAAAGGCATTTGCTTTGTTGGTTATACTTTTTTCAATTTTTGAAAGCTCAGTTTCTTTTTCTGATTTTTCTGATTCTAATTTGCCCCAATCAAAAACTTCTAATTTTCCTTTTAAAACTTCATCGATTCGGGTAGGAATTGCTTTTAATAAATCTTTTGATTTTACAATTGTTGCAGCAATCTGTTTTCTGTAATCTTCCAATTCTTTACCTTGAACCAAATTAGCAATCAATTTTAAGTATTCTGAAGAAGTTCCGGCCAATTCCTCATTAGATGGAGCGGGGCAAATTTCGGTTAAAACTTCGCGTTGTTTTTTCCAATCCAAAGAAGTAAAATAAAGTGGGTTTGTAATCATTTTAAAAACCTGCTCATTTAGAATAAATGATACTTTGGCAGCGTATTCAGTTGCGGAAACAGGAACATCATTAAAATAATACTCGGTTACGTGTCCTGTCATTTCTGCAAATTCACTGCCTTTTTTCTTTGTCCATTTTTCTTTATAAACACGTTTTAAAGAGTTGTCAATTCCATCAACATTTAAAATAATTATTCCGATATGTTCCTGTTGATTGAAAGATGTGTCTTTTGTATCTTTAATTCCGTGATCCGCTTTTCCTGCAGCGTTTTTACCAAACAATACCCATTGGAAAGTATCTACAATTCTACTTTTTCCAACTCCATTATCAGCAAAGATATTTGTAATATCTTGATTGAAATCGATTGTAAGGTTTCGGCATCCCATTAAATTTTCAAGTGTAACCGATTTTGCGATAATTTTTTTCATTTTGTTAAATATTAGTTATTAATTTATGTATTTCAGAATGTGCATTTCCTATAGAAGTAATAACACTTTCTTTTAAATCTCTAAAGATTTGGTTTATTTCGCTTCCTAAATCTCCATTATGATTAGTTCCAAGTGTTTTAAATAATTCATTAATTTGAGATTGAACATCTAAAAGTTTTTTTTGTTCATTACGGCAACGGTCTAATTGTCTAATTTGCGTATCATTCATTATGTTTTTATTTTAATTATTAAATTTTTTGGTTTTTGTTTTGATTTGTATGATTCTTTCATAAAAACAATAAAAGTTGAAAGTACTTGTTTTTCTTCTTCATTCATATTTTGGTAGTTGTTACCGTTCACAGTCCAACGACCAGAATGTCTAACGATACTCATTACTTGACAATTTTTTTAGTAGTAAACATTTCGTCAATCGTTTTAAGCTTTAAGAACTTTTTTATAACACACAAAATATTGTATTTCGTGAGTTTTTCGGATTTCTTAATTGCCAGCATCCTAACGCTATTGTTTTGGATGAATTCAGCCTCTGCAATTGCTTCACGCAATTCATAATTTACCCTTACTTCTTCAATGAATTCAGGTTTAAAGATTTTAATTTCTGACATTTTATATTGATTTTAATTGTTTAATTTTCCATATTCCGATATCGGATTTTGTTTTATCAGATCTACATATTTCTATTGGACCAAAGAAAGCCCAATTATATATTTCATTTTCTTTTTGGTAATTAGAAACAACTACAAAATCTTGTTGTTTATTAGTTTCGTGAATTATTATATATCCTGTTTTCATAATTAATCCATGTTTAAAGTTTTCCCATCATAATAATTTGCAGCTCCTGAGTTGTCTAAAATGTTTCTAAAAACCAATTCAAACCCAACACTATTAAAAGTTTCATACATTCTTTTAGCTTCAATTTTCTTTTTAGCATATTGAGATTTAGATGGAATTTTATTGTAAATAGCAATATAAAATTCTCTTTTGAAATCAGTCCATGCTTTAACTAATGCTTGACTAAAAGTGATGTTGTATTTTCTAAACAATCCCCATGCTTTTGAAAATATTTGAGATTTATTTTATTTCATTTTGTTACGATTTAAGTTCTTACTGTTTTGTTTAGCAAATGTATAAATAATACATATACGATGTATGTTTTATACATCAAATAAATACAATTTATATTAATTCCAAATAGTGAAAGCAAAAAAAAGTCCGATGCAAATTAATACATCGGACTTTTTAACTAATTCAAAAACAAAACTATTTCATAATAACAACTCCTAAAATTAAACCGGTGCCAATTTTAAAAAGTGTAGTGTCGTAAAAAGGTTTTTTCTTTACTACTTCAATATGCTGTACTTGATCCGATGAAATGTATTTGTTAGTATGTGAAATATCTATTGTATTTATTTCTTTACCTAAAAACCATTTTCGTTTAGTTCCTGTTATAACTAGTAACGAATCGTGTAATTCCAAATTAGCTATATTTAAGCCGTTTTGATTTGTTTGGTAAGTTAGACTATATTCTTTTTCGTTTATTGCTACAGAACGCTCAAAAACGCATGGAACAGTATCTTTATATCGAATTGTAATAGTATCGATTTTAATTCGGTCAACATATCGGGTTACCGTTTTTATTTCAGTAAATTTTTTAACTATTGTATCTGGAATTGAAGCCTCTTGAATAGCTTCTTTTTTTGATGTGACCGTTTTATAAACTGCAGTATCTTTTTTGGTAATTTTTTCATTACTGCATTTGCTGAATAATAGCGAAATAAGAACTATAACAATCCCTATCCAATACCAATTGTCTTTTATAAATTGTTTCATATTAAAAGAATTTAGAATTTGATATAAATGTTTTTGAAATATCATGCGAAATTACATCAGGAAGTCCGATTATATTTACCCCTATTTGGAAGTAAATTATTGTGATTAATTTTTTCATGTTATTTAAGTTTTATGCGTTTTTCTTAATTAATGCATTACCGTAATCACTTGCTTTTTGTTTTGTTTCTATGGAGGTTTCCGATAATATCCTTTTTGCTGTTTCGCTTTTCATAATGTAAAGTATTGTTTAACCTCTGATTCTCTACGGCCTATCAATTCTTTATCTTTTGTCCACATCATAAACGCCTCTTTAATAGTTGGGTCGTTTGGATTAATATTTACTTTTCGTAATACTGTGCTGTTTCTAAAACCTGTAATTCCAATGTTATAAGCAAGCGATACCAAAGCGTTAAATTGATTTTGATTAACTTTTGATTTTAATAACGTATCTACTTTAAAAGCGAATTTATCAGCTGTAACAGTTGCTAAATTCCCGGCTTCTTCAATTGTCAATGCAGGATCGCTCATTGTCACTTTTGTGCCGTCTAAATAGTAAGTGTTGCCCATTGCGATGGTCGGTACTCCTTTGGAATCTAAATAAGGTTTTAAACGTAATCCTTCTCTTTGGTGTAGTTCTTTGTATCCGTAACTATTTAGTTTCATTTTCAATATCTTTGGTTATTTTTTCTATGTTTTTGCGCATTTTTTTAGCTTCTTTCAAATAGTGCGACCTATCAAAAGAAAAACACATAGGCTTTATTTTTTCTGTTGGAAAACACATAATCATTTTTTTTGCAGTTCAACTAAGCTTCTTATTGAATCATAATATTGATTATTGATTTTCATTAACAAATCATTGAAAGATTTTATTTCTGTCAAATGTTCTTTGTACAACCTATCTCTTTCGGCTGTGAACTCTTGATATAATTTCTCTCTTTCTGCAGAACTTGATTTATATAGTTCTTGATTTGTTTTAAATAGGTAATAGATAACTGATCCAAAAGCCAAAACAAAAGCTATTAGCACACCCGTGATTGTAGCATCATTCCAACTTATAACATCATGTATCTGCTCGGGGGCTATTTGCAGTGAAATCATTTAAACGTTCTTTTTGTTATACATACTATCAAAGATACAAATAAAGTTATAGATAAGATTATTACTTCGAAAAATTGTTCGTATACCTTAAACCAATCAGGAAAAAATGAAGCAAACATATTTACAAAAGACACAAACATCATTGAGACTGGCAATGCTCTGGTAGTAAAGCAATAATTTTTATTTAAGGTTAAAATGTATACAAATATAATATTTGTAAAAAAAGAATAGCCTCCTAGATTACACCAAAAATTCCTGTCAAAATTCCAACCCATCCACCCAAACAATACAGACAAAAAACTTACTGCCATTAATAAATAAGGCAGTAAGAATATTGTTTCTGATAATATATGTTTTATATATTTCATTATGGATTTTTTGGAGGGTCGTTTTTAACTCCGCCTCCTTCTATTGGTGCTTCTGCCGTGGTTTGTTTTGGAACAGGAACTAAAGACCTAGAAAAAGCAGTCCATATTACGCCTAAAACCAAAACAATCTTTGTTGCCTTTGGTGACAACCCTAATTCTGCCAGTAATCCTGAGTTTTCGGCTAACACTCCATACAAAGTGTCAAGCAACGCTCCTAACGTAACAATCCATGTAATAATTCTTGTTTTCATGTTTATATTTATTTAATTATTAATTAATGCGCAACCCAATTTGTACCATTATAAAAAACAGGAGTTACAACCGCCCCGCCTCCTACTACCGCAACCATATAAGATGGCGCTAATGCATCGGTAACAACCGCAAAAGCTGTTCCGGTAGGCGTTGGCAAAGTAGCTACTGTGTAATTTTTATTTACCACATCGTTAGCAAATAGAGTTGTTGCAATACTCGTGTCTTTATCGCCTATTGCTGGCGTTGGTGCTTTTGGGTCTCCTGTAAATATTGGACTCTCTAAAAAAGCAAATGTACGTCTGTTCCCTGCCGTTGGTGACCCGTACCAATTTGTACCGTCAAACTCAACCGCTCCTGCTTCTGCCGTTGTTAAATTTACGCCTGCAGTAAATTTTAAAGGGGCGTTTGAGGCTGTAGCTGTCCCAGCTTTTAAGTTTAAAAAAGCCGTAGGTGCGGTTACGCCTATACCTACATTTCCTAAAAAATAATTGGGAGCAGTACCTCTGGCATAGATATTATGCTTCCCTGTTCCTGCCATTACTCCCGAGTCGAAAGCTCTTGAAATTGTAGTTCCTGAAAGATCGTCTATAAAAAATCCTCTTGCGTTAGTCACGTTATTTAGAGGTGTTCTCAATATCCAAACTCCATTAAAATTAGTAATAGTATTTGTATTATCGATATTATAAGAGCCGTGAAAAATAGAAGCATTATTTGTTGTACCGGTACCTCCGCCGTCATTCTCTGAACTCACCCCCGCAGTAAAACCTAAATTTCCCGTATTTTGCTGAATAAAGGCTCCTCTTATCCCAAAGAATTGACCCGCTTGATTTGTCGATTTATTCACTACTGCCCTCCCGATTAAAGAACCGTTTATTAAAGTCGAAAGAGATCCAAATCCGTCCTCGTTGTAGTTGGTGGTAGTGGCGTTAAATAATCTTGATGTTGAAGCCGATCCTGTTACGTTTATTGTCTGCCCAAAATTATTATCCCCGGCATTAAGCACTCTAGTGACCGTACCACCTATAAAATTATTTATACTAACTAATCCTCCTGCGCCTGTACCTGTGTCAGTAATTGTACTACTTGTCAAAGAAGATGCTCCGTTTGCTTTTGGTATTACATTAGTTATAAATGTACCTGTAATAGGGGATAGGCTATTAAAATAATATTTAAAATCTTTACTTTGCAAATAACCATTCTTATCAAACATGTTTCCAAGTCGCTGATTTAAAAACTCTGCTACTTTAGCATATCCAGCAGTATTTAAATGCAAAGCATCTAACCGTAATGAGGTAGGTGTAACATCATTATTATGATCGGTAACATCTTGCGGAATGGATGGATTATATTGACTAACGATGTATTCACGCATAGCAACGTACTTATTACCATATAAGACTTTTAAATCAGCGTTTAAAGCATTAATTTGTGTCCACGCTGTGCTGTTTATTGGTTCAGTATTTGCGTTTAGTATTCCAACAACTAAATAACGTGTATGTCCGATAGTTGAAATCATTGTAGCTATGTCAGCCTTTACCGTTGTCGGGGAGGTAAAATTGTTTCGACCTGCCCATATAATAACGCTCTTACTATAATTAGCAACATCTGCAACTAATCTGTTTTTTATCTGTGTGGAAGTTTCGCCTCCTACGCCCTTATCGGTAACAGAATAGCCATACAGAGTGGTTAACTGTGTAGGATAGTTAGTTGTTCCAAATCCGTTAGTTAAGCTGTCGCCCCATCCAAAAATCGACGCTAAAGCAATATCAAAACGGGAAGATTCTGGCTGTAAATCTCTTTTCTTAATTAATAAATTGGATGGATCTTGACTTAATAACAGGTCGAAATCTGTTGAATAAGTTAAGACCTCTCCTGTTTTATGAACTGTATTTGAATCATTAGCCTTACTAGTGTTCAAAGTATTTAATCCATCTGACACAGTTTCACCTGAAACATCTGAAACATTTAGAATTTCATCAGAATCGTATGGTCCAATAACAGGAGGCACATACCCAATTGTAGAATCAGTAACGTTAATAGTAGTAATCAAAACCGTATTTAAAGGTACGTTTGGAGTTGGTGAAATACCCTCGGTTTCTGGTCCTACAACACGATAAATTAAGTTTGATTGATCACCAACTAAAATATCATTTCTTGTATATCCTGTTTCGGCATAAGGAATCGTTTCTGTAAAATCAGCAGCTAATTCATAATCAATATTATTAATTACCCATTGCGCACCAGCATCAACCGTTATGTCATTATCTAAAACAGATACATTAGCTTCAATTAATTGGTTTTCCCTATATGATAATGCGGCATCAATAATTTGTTGAACCGTAATGAATTCTGATATTTCGTCTGGATTTGAAATCTGTAATTTAGATCCTGGAATCAAAGTTGATTGCCATGGAAGTTGAAAAATTTTTCTCGCTGATGCTGTAATATTATTAAGCCTTTGCGTTAAATTAGCGACTTGCTGTTTTAATGTTGATAATTCGCTCATTATTAAATTTTTTTAATTCAATTACAAATGTAGTAATATTATTTAGATTCATTACAAACTAGCAATCAATGTTACATGAATTGTATTTTACATTAATTTTGTTTTATGATGATAATTGTATTTATAGTTTTTGGATTTTTCGCTTTTGGATATACAGGATATAAATTAGCTAGATGGCTTTTTGATTTGTTGTTTCCAAAACCTAAAAAATCAACTAATACATTTGTTGATAATTCGGTGCATCATCATTATCACGAGCATAAAAACATTCACATCATAGATGACAGGACAAAAGAAAATATTATTAATAATTTAAATTAAAAAAAATGATTACAGAAGAAACTTTTATTATTAATTGCAACATATCATTAAGAGTGGAAAAAATTATAATAATGTGTAAAATTTATCAAGTGAAAGACTTGCTTAATTATAGTATTTACGATTTAGCTAAGTTTAGAGGCATAGGCAAAAAAAGTTTATATGAATTAATTGAATTTGTTGCTAAAAATGGATTTAAATTAAAAAAACCTGAATTATGAAAACACAAAAACTTAATTATTTAGCAATTATTACTTTTTTAGTAATTTCTTTGGGTGCTGTTTTATGGAGTTGGGGAATTATTTATTTAATTCAAAAACTAATCTCATGAATCTATTCACCAACCCAAAAGACATAAATCCAGGCGATACCGTTTTTATGGAATACGATGATGATAAAAAATCTTTCGGTGTTTGTGTTGGATTAAAAGATGACTTAATTCAAGTTGATTACACTGCGGAACAAAGTAAAGAACAAAAAATTGATGCCTTTCAAAAAGGCGTTTGGAAAAAAGAAATGATATGAGTTGCTATTTAGAAACAAAATTACAAGGGTGTAATTACAAAGAACCAAATGAAATTTTATCAGAACATATTCCATATTTGAAAGGAATCACTAAACAAATAATAAAAAAACTTTGCAAGCAATACAGAATTATTCAAATCAGTCAAGAACCTGAAAATTATTGTGAAGACAGACAAGGCAGATATCACATTGTAAGACGAATGCCAATTGTAGTTAAATATCAACATTGGCAAACTAACGATCCATTTTTTAAACCTTTCGAATGGGAATTTTACCAAACAGATTTGCAAATATTTTAAACCATAAAAAACCCGAATCAAATTAATGGTTCGGGTTTTTTAATTGTGGCAAATTCGCCCTAGTTATATTAATACTCCAAATATCCTGCATCGGTTTCAATTAAATTAGGTATCTCAACATTTTCTTCATCAGTATAACCAAAACTATCATTTGATTGAGTATTAAACACATTTCCTATTTTAATCATTGAAGCGGTCAAAACATATAAATTTGTATCCCCCAACGGCCCCTCAGTCGTAAAACCTGCTGATTTCACATAACCTACACCGTTAACCGAAATTGTATCATGTGATAGTGCTATATTGATTTTTCTCCAAATCTCTTTAGTATTTGGCTCCAATAAAATTTCATCCAATTCAAACAACTCTGAACCTAATAAAATGGCAGTTGTGTCAGTTTTGTAAGTTTCACTTTCATCATCATATTTACCCTGTAATTTATTATACGGAATCCTGATTAAATGCTCAATTCCTGTTGAGTAGTTGATATCGGTATTAGATGAATTTTTATACCTTATTTCAAGCAAATCAGTTCTTTTTAATTGAACGTTAATCTGTTCGCTTAAATGTGTTTTTGTTCCAAAATTTGGATCCGTCGCTACCCATTTAACCCTGAAATCAGAATTTAAATAATCTGCCATATTTACCGTATATTCGTAAACCTCAAAGTTTTCACGGTTGTAAATTGACCCAACAATTACAGGAATTTCAGCACTTGTATAAACATTTGAAATAACTAGAATATCAGAAGCCTTTTCCTCACTATATAAAATTTGTTCGATTTGGAACCAAGCCAAACCAATCTGAATATAATTTCCAATTCTAGCCCATTCCGGCACACCTCCATTTAAAACATAGCTTCCTGTAACTGCATTTGTATCATAATCATAAACATTACCAGCATTAAAAAATATACCTGTTTTTCCTGATCCTAAATTATACTGAATTGCATCACGTTTGTCTTTTATGCCTATATTCTGCGTTTTCTGTGTAATAGGTATATTGGTAATAGTTCCATTTAATTCTTCAGCAGTAACAACATTTGATGCGTAATTTGATCTAAATTGATTTGTTATATTATCACTTGACTGCCATTCCTGTACCTCTTTATACGGTAAAACTACATCGCTTTCACAACTCAATGTATTTTCATCAGTTTTAAAAATATTAATGTAATCCCATACAACCCGCTCGGCCAGTCTAATACTGTTTGATTTTGGGTATAAAAAATATGGCGTGTTAATATTGAATTCTGAAACATGAAAATCTATAGATGTACTGCATCCATATTGATCCATAACATAAGCTGTAAAATCCCCCTCAGTTAATCCTGTGAAAACATTTTCTTCCTGCCATGTTGTATTATCCAATGAGTATTCTAATTCTAATCCTGATAAGCCTGAATTGGTAATTACTGCAGTAGCACCGTTTGGTGAATTATTAGCCGTTACCGTGAAATTAGCCGATGTTAAAGGGCTTGGTAATGACAATGTTTGGTTTGCTTGGTTTCCGTTTGAATCCTCTACTAAAACATTAATTGTCTGACCTCTTAAAAAATCAAATGAAAACGGATTGGCCGCATTCGGATCAATCACAACAGGCGATAAAACTTTTACAGCTAATAAATCAGTTGTAACATTTACTTTTACGTATTGACACTTATTGGTTGTTGCTTCCGATAAATCTATATCAGTAATATTAATTACAGGTACTGCAGTTTCATTTTCTATAAGTATTTCTACATCAGTTGTAAATAATGGGGTTGTAAAAACAGCATCAGGATAATTTGCTTCAATTATAACAGTTCCCAATCCTGAGCCAACATCACCAGGTATACTAGTTACAGTAAACAATGATGTTGCATTGTAGTCTAAATTAAAAGCTGTTTTGAAGTAATCAGAAATAAATCCTTTGTATGTGTCTGGATCTGTTGGGTGAGAAAAATCCAAATACAAAGGTATTTTTGTTTGTCCAGACGAAAGCCTATTTGTTTTAAATATTTCGTTTAAGTTTAAACTTAAATTTGATTCAGTTATATTTAAAACATTGTCAATCTCCGGAACCGTTAGCCATGTTATAGTTATCTTAGAATTTGCCATATCTTAATTATTTATATATTTGCTTTTAATACTACCCATTTTCCCGCGCCGTTCGGCTTCAAATTCTGCAAAAAACCTCTTTCAATTTCATTATCTTCATTTATAAATTCAATTAATCCGTACAAATTACGAACTTTTACGCCTAATAAATCAGTATATCCGTTAACCTGAGCCATTACATCAAAATCGCAAATGTGTTCAAATTCAATTTCTTCGGTAATATATCTTGCTTTTTCAAACTCTGAATTTACAATGTTTCCATTTTCTGCATACTCTGGCTTTCCAATCATTTGAGTTTTCAATCTTGAATTTAGCGTACTGCTGGCATATCTTGCAAACTCACTTAAATAAGTTTGCAAACAAGCGGTAAATATCCATCCATGTCTAAGCATCATATACAATGGTGATAATCTTAAATTAGTTGCTGTTTCTGGGCTAAAAACACCTGTAGGAACTTTTACAAAATCATCCTGCCATTTTCTTTGCAAAAAAACAGCATTAGGGCCGCGTTTGCAATCATTTAAAAAAACATCAGAATCGTAAGGTGTATCTTCTGTTCCGAAATCAATTGCGTTTTTTCTCCTTGCGAATTCCTGGCCGTAACTATCGGCACGATGTGTTGAAACTTTAGTATAAGTGTTTTTTAATCTATTTATGAATGTTGTGAATTTTGTTTTTGCATTTGGTTCATCAAGACCCATTGCTTCCTGATAATCTAATACTTTTTCATATCCGAATTCTAAAGACGAATAATCCTGTTCTGCAAGTTCTCTGCGTTTTACATTTTTTACTTGATTAGGAAGCCTTATCAAAACATTTCTATTCCAAAAATATGATGTTTTTTCAATTCTAACAAATTCCTTATTTCCATCGTTTTCAATTCCTAAACCAATATTAAAAACGGCGTTTAATGATTCATAATTTTGTTTAAAAGATGTGGTTAATGGTTTGAAAAGATTTTCAACTTTTACTGGTGTTTCCGCAGGTATTGGAAGTTTATCAAAACCTCTTATCCAAAAGCCATGGCTGCATGTTACTAATGACCATTCCCCATCTTCGGAATAACCTAAATCAGTTCGTCCAAATAAACTGCTTTTAAAGGCGTTTTTCTTATTGGTACATATAGTCACAAGCCTATCGCAAAATTCATAAAGCAGAATGCCTTTTGTCACTGATTTATCATAGAAAGAATTTTCATTTATATTTAAAAAACCTGAAACATCTTTTACTTCGATATTTAATCTTGAAGTATGAAGCGCGCGTCCATCAAACCATTGGTCAAAAGTCAATGACATGCTTTCGCCTGCAAATAAAGTAATAAACTCATCAAATGAAACATTATAACGTTTATTTGAAATATCTGAGAAACTGGAAGTCGTTTTTAGCATTACATTGCTTTTTGATATATAATCTATTCCGTCTTTATAAGTTCCCAAACGAACATAAAAATTAAACCTAGATATATCATCAAATTCAGTACAGTTAATTGTAAAGTCTATTGAAAAACTTAATCTAAAAGTTCTGTCTCTATCCGATACAGCAAAAAACATATTGCCTGTTTCTCCTGGTCCTGTTCTGCTTTCTGAGTTATCACCAACTAAACTATTTTCTAAAGGATTTTGAGCATTTTCATGAGACTTACCTTTTAAAAATAAAGGTACTGAAATTGTCGATCCTCTTTGATTACCTGATGATGTTGAATTTTCTAATCTAACAATATTGTTTTCTGGCTTAACTACGAAATCAGTTATCAGATTTATGTTTCGGCCGTCTAATTGAATTTCAATAGGAATTAACGGATCAATTGCATATCCGTCAATTGTTGTTTCTCTGTCAATTTCAACATCATCGGAATCACGGGATTTCAAAGCCTGCTCCAATCCTCCTGAGTTGAATTTTACAGAAACTTTTTTATCTTCATCCTCATAAGTTGACAAATCCAAAAACCCAAAATAAGTAACTTGCCATTGGTCTGTAACTGGATCACGTTCTTTTCTAGTTAATCGTATCTCTTCATTGATTCCGTAAAATTTACGAACATCTCTTATATAGGTTCTTCCATCATTTACAAATTTCAATGAGTTGGAAAACTGAGGAAACATCCCGCCATAATCTTTATGGCGTTGATATTCCTTTTCGTCACTATCCCATCCAATAGGCTCAGTTTTTAATATTAAACTTCCTGATTGTTTATTGAATAGTTCGTATTGAACACGGTCATTATATCCTTGGTTTACATTTCCCATTGTTACGATTTAATGTTTTTTAATTTCCAAAGTTCGTGATTTAAATCAATTGGTTTTTGTTGATTGACAGAAAGTTTAATTTTAGAAATAGCTTTTCTAGTTAATTTCATTTCAGTAACCATTTCACGGCCGTAACGATCTTGGTCGAATGTTATATTGAAATATTCATTTACCTTTTTTTGTTCGGTACCCAAAGCGCTCATAACCGACATACGGCCATTACGCTTATAATCTTCAATATCCTTATAAACATTATCACCTTGTGCCAATTCAACTAAAGTATCACGTGCTGGAGTAAGTTCAATTTTACCGTTTTTACGTTCGATAACCTCAGATACTCCACCATCCCCAACAATTGCTTTTTCTTTTGGGCCGCCTTTTCTACCTGTTTTGTATTTTGGTATTGGTGCCGCTGCTATTGCAGCAATCTGAATTCCTCCAAGTACACCGGCTAAAGTTGCCATAGCTGGTCCAAGTGGTAAAAAAGGTTGTGTGCTTAACGCCGCCAATACTGCCAAAGCCGTAGATATTGTTGCCTGAGCTAATGCGGCCGCTTTATTTGCAACTGCTTGTCTGTGTTGTTCTTTTTTTCTTTTTTCCTCTAAAACTTTGTTTTTCTTGTCACGTTCTTTTTCTAATAAAGCAATCTGTCTTTCATTATCTCCTGCTGCTTCGATCTGATTATCATAATACTCATTATTTTTACCTATTTCCGCTTCAATTTTTTGAATTTTAGCTTCGAATAATGCTGATGCCAAATCATTTAAAGCACCTGTTAACGATGAAGATATTTCCAGAATCTTTTGTGCTTTTTCAGTTTCCGAAATTATATCTTCCTGGTTTTTCTTTTTATTGTTGCTTACTTCAACATCTGATAAATCTAGTTTTGCTTTAGAAAGTTTATCTGCTATTTCTTGCCTTTTTTCAGCCGTTAACTGTTCTGCTTTTGGCAGTTTATCACTTGCAGCTAATTCAGATTCTAAATTGGCAATTTGAAGTTTTAAGGCTTGAATAGCGTACTTTTTCTTAATTTCAAAAACATTTCTCTCATGCTCTTCAATTGCTTCTTCGCGTTTTTTATTTGATAATGCTTCAATATCGCCTAATGCCTTGAATCTATTGTTTTCTTCTATTAAAGCCTCATTTTCTGCAATCTGATTTTCAGATAGCTTAGATGCTAAACTTTTTTTATAGCTTTCTTCATCAAAAAGTCTTATTTTTTGAATATCTTTTTGTGCTTTATCAGTTGCATCAACTTGTTTTTGTAATGCATCATATTGAATCAATAATTTTTGATTGGCATTTAGTTTATCTTCTGCCAAAACAAACTTATCATAATCCAGTTTATTTTTTTTAATAAGTTCTATTAGTTCAAATTGACTATTTTTTACATTTTCAGCGGATCCAATTCTAACAGCATCGGTTAATAATTCATCTTCTGCAATTTCCTGATTAATTTTTATATTTCTTTCAAGTTTTGCTTTTGATAATTCAAATTCAGCATCGGATAACACTTTTGCACGTTTAAGGGCTTCTTTTAATTCTTTTTCTGTTAATCCTGTTACGGTTGGCGTTTCTTCTTCTGTTGATGTTGGTGTTTTTTTAGGATTAAGTTTATTTTGAATTTTTTTATATGCTGCTTCATATTGCCCTAGCATATTATATAAATCTTCAATTTCCTTTTCAGCTGTTGCTTTACCTTTAGAAAAAGGATTGAAAGCCTGTAAAAAACTTCTTTGATCAAGGTCTTTTCTTAATTTATTTAAAAGAATTGTTGTTTTATCAATCTCTCCAGATATAACATCCCTTTCTTTTTCTAATTCTTCTTTTGATTTATCAACATTGAATACTTTGTAAACAAAATCACTACCTTTCTTTCTTGATTTCTCCCCTAATTCATCTACGCTAGAATTTAATCTAATCAATAATTTTAGTCCGTTTTCGGCTCCTTCTATAAAAATTTTAAAGAAGTTTGAAACTGTTCCGGATCCTTTTCCAATTGATAAAATTAAAGAATCATAAGTACTTTTTAATAATTCTGTTTTACCATTAACAGTGTCCATTCTGATAGCGGCTTGTTCTTCGGCTGTGCCAAATTCATCCATTTTACCAATTAATTCTTTTAATCTATCAGTATGGGAAAGAACATTTATAGCTGCAGTTGTGTTTTCTAAACCAAACACTTTAACTATAGACGCATTATCTTTTAGTAATGGTTTTAGGCTTACTAATTTATCAGCAACTGGAATAGTTTTATTTCTTAAGAATTCCATTGAAATTCCTAATTTTTCAAATTCAGCGCGTGCTAATTTAGGTAATGCATCTGGAGCTGATATTTTAAGCAATACATTTCTTAATGCTGTTCCTGCATCTGCTCCTTTTAATCCGTTTTCTGCCAATAATTCAACTAATGCAACAGATTCTTTAATGCTAATATTTGAACTTCTAGCAACTGCACCAAATTTTAACAAAGCCTCTGTTAATTGAGGTATCTCGGCAGATCCAAATTTAGCACCATTAGCCAATGCATCAATAAATACTTGTGCTTCTTCTGCTCCGGCCCCAAATTGATTCATTGCATCGGTTAAAGCCGTTGCCGCATCCGGCAATTCCATACCAGCAGCTTGTGATAATGTAATTGCAGCTTCCGTAACTTGGTTTAATGCTTCAACACTTTCCAGTAATTCAGGTTTAGCACTCGCAATTAATTTATAAGCTTCTACAACTGCAATTGCACCTCCTTGCACATTTTGACCTAAATCAATTGCAGCATTTTTAAGAAAAGCTAAATCTTTACCTGCGGCACCTGTAATAGAACTTAAATCAGCTAATCCTTGCTCAAAGGTTTTTATAGTTTCAAAAGCATCGGACAATACATCAGCAAATGCCAATCCTCCTGTTATTAATCCAAAAGCAGCGAATAAATCAGATGCAGTTTGTTTTAATCCTTCGAATGTTGGATAATTACCAACAGTTTTAGAAAAATCACCAACAGCATGATCTGCAGCTAAAACTCTTTTGTTTAATATTTCGAATTCTTTGGAAGCCTGCTTAATCGCTTCGATATCTTTTACCTCTGCTGCATATAAATCTAAAAGTTTTTTCTTTGCTTCGGTTCGGGCTGCATTTAATTTTGTATATGCGGAAACCAAACCCATCTTTTCTAAAGCAGCCTGTTTTTCTACACGGTTGTTTATTTCATTTTGAATTCTTTCCTCAACGGTAAGTTTTGTATTTCTTTTCTTTGATGCCGCTTCTTTATCTGATAATGCAAGTGCTTCTTTATCTGTTTTTAATTTTGCTTGAGCAATTTTTTGAGCTGATATTTCAGCTAATTCTAATTGCTTAGTAGATTGAATTATTCTGTCATTAGCAAGTTTTTGCTCATTTTTCAAAGTAAGATAATCATCCTGACCTTTAGAATTTCTAAAATCAGTTGCCAACTTGTTTATGTCTTTTAATCCTGCAGCAAAATCCTTATTTGCAGCAATGGCAACTTGAATTTGTTTTGCGTATTCTGGCCCCCAATTTAAAGCTTCATCGGTAATAACCTCTTTTCTTGTAATAACTCCATCATTCGCCATAGTGATTTTATTTTTTATTAGCTTTTTTTATCTCAGATTCTATTTTTATATGAACTTGTTTTTGAATAGCATAAAATTTAAAATATGTCATTTCATTATAATCAAAGTCGGTTCCTAAAATACGGGTGTAGCTTGCAATTGTATCATAAATAGAAAACTTTTCATTTGATTTTTTACTTTCATCTTCTTTTGGAAGCATTGAGCGCAAAGTATTTATTTTAGTTCCAAAACCGCTAGACGCTCTTTGAATGAATTCTAAAGATTCATAATAATTTTCTGTTGAATCAGTTTTTACAATATATCTTAGTTTTTTAAGCTTATCTATTAGTTCCTGATCGTATTCAAATCCTAAGCAGTAAATTGCACCTAAAACAAATTCATATTCGCATTCCAGGGCAGAAATTTCATTATGCAGTTTTTGTAATTTATCAGATTCTTTGCTTTTCTGTTTTGATTCATGCTCTTTTAAAAGCTTTGTCCAGATTTCTATCAATATATCATCTGCAATTTCTTCATCAGTAAGCAATCTTAAATTGCCCGTTTCAGCAATTTCAAAGAATATTACAATAGGAATTTTGGTGAGCGAGTCATAAATCATAAATCTAAAATTTTACGAATGTTTTTAATAAAAAAAGGGGTTAAACGACTAGCGATTAACCCTTTTAAGTTTTTGTCAGAAAGTCCAAATAAATCATCAGAAAGCCAATAGTCGGAATCTAAAATAACATGCGTTATGGGATCAGTTGCATAAATTCGAAACATATCACCCTGCATATCTAAATAAAAGCTTTTTAGCCACTTTCCAGACTCGTAACCATCAAACGGCTCACCTTTCTTTTTTCTTCCTTTGGTGATAACCTCAGTAGCATAAGAATAAAATCCAATAGGATTTCCAAAGATGTCTTTGCTGTCTACATTTATTTGTTCAACATTCAATTTTACAATTTCAGCAGAAATACTTTTTATGAAACGAAATAAATCATTAGATAATTTCTTTTCATTAAGATTTCTCGCTTTCTTTAGTTGTTGCTGGAATGTTGCCATTTGCTCTCAAGCTTTTTAAATCAGTTTTCTTTTCAGTTGTTTCTTCAATCATTATTACATCATCTGGAACAGTACTTGAAGGAACCGCAATTCTATAAGCTTTTACATATTCTGCATCGACTTTATCTCGTGGGATAGCGAGAAAAACATGATTGTCTGCAAAATCTTCTTTAAACTCTGCAAAGGACCTGTTATAATCCTTTGCAAAAGTTATTTTCCCATATACCTTACTCATAATTAAGGCGTAACGGTTATTGATAATGGTTCTATAGCCTCATATGACATTCCAGCCGCGATAACAACACCGTCTAATTCTACAGTAAACCCTGTATCGAATCCTGTTCCTGTTAATGTATAAGCTCCTGTTGAATCAGGCGCGGTAAAAGTAATAGTTTGAGCAGTTCCTGAAATATTTTTAACAACAAGATCACCCGAAACTAATGACTTAACGGTACCGCCACCTCCGGCACAACCATCTAAAACTCTAACTTTAATATTCGTTGCAGTTGCTGAAACTTGCACTAAACTAACATCAAAAATACCATATAATTCGGATGCTCTAAAATCAGGAATAAAGATTGCTCCATCTTGCTCTAATTCAGTGTAGTCTCCATAAGTTGTGGTAAGTAAAGTACTAGAAGGACGGTCTGATGTAGGATCTAATCGTTTTCCAACATCAAGAATTACGGATTGTCCAAAAATTTCTCCATCGTCATTTTTAACCCCTTTTACTTTTCCATCTTCTGTAAATTCGAACTGTCTTAATTCGGATCCATTAAAAGTTGTCAATGCGGCATGGCTACATAAACCAAGCATTGCAGTATAAGTTGTTATTTTTTTACCGTTGGCAGTTTTATAACGCTTTACTCTTCCTTCAAAGAAAGTATCTTCAGTATTAGCTGTTGTGATTTCTTCAGGATCATAAAGCGGCCACATTTGTTTTGCTGCAATAGCTTCTTCCCATTTAGTAATATCTTTTGCATCCGCAATAGTATCAAACTTAAAATCAGGAAGCGTAACAACAGGCTTTGTCATAATGCCCTCTAAGCATTGCTCTTTTGCCCCTGTATTTGCCTTTCCTTTTTCTGCTTTTCCGCATTCTTGGTAAACACTCATGATTTTTATTGTATTAAATTAATTAACAATTTATTTTATATTTCATGTTTCCTGTTACAGCGAAAATATGATAAGGATGCATGTTATCGGTTGCAATTTTGGATATATTGAAACCTTGAAATACATTTGGAATCCCCTCTTCAGTTCCTGTTATAGTAAACATTTTATTCTTTTTTAATTGCTTTATAATGGCAATTTGCGCTTCTGTATCTGCACGATGCGTAATTGTTGGATATACTTTTGAAAGATTAACCATAACAACACATTTTACATCTGAAAACCAAAACTGACCAAAATCATCAACTGTTGATTCTTCCTCTTTGATAAACATGATAGTTGCATTTACTTCATCATTCAAGTAAACATCACGGTATTCATTGTTTCCTATAAATGCCTCTGGAAAAAAACCCTCATTAGTTGGATTCTTACGAACACGACCAAAAACATCTATTTCTGACCATCCTAAGCCGTTGTACAAATCATTCTGACAAAATTGAATCTGCTGATCTATTCCTTTTGGGTTTTCAATTGTATAATTCATTTTACCATTGTTTTGTACCGTTTATAGGTATTTCAAAAGGAAATATAATGCTTTTTGCTTTTATAATTGCATAGTATCTTTCTCGCTTAATACCCTGAACAACAACTTTTCCAGCATCATTTTTTAATCCTTCTAATTCAACTTTTAAATTTTCAATTGCTAGTTTTGAATTTCTTTCTTTTAGGTTCTTCCTTGCAGTTGAAACAAACAATTCTAAAACCTTAATAGCAATCGTATATCCGTAAGCATCATCAAAAATTGCGGGTCTATCAATCATCCATGTAGAATAATCAATTGATGTGTCATACTGCTGATCTTGATCCAAAATAAGAGTAACAACTTCATTTGCAGATTCTATTTTTATTTCCTGTAAGTATGCATTAAAATCAACATCAGGCATATTAATTTGAGAAACTGCTGAAAATATATTTTCTACAATTGCCAACTGATGAAATGATTTAACTGTTCTCTTTGAGTCACTTAAAATAACTTCGGGAGTTAAAGCAAATTGTAGGTTGGTTTCTACTTTATCAGCGAAACCAACTCTATCAATTAATGCTTGTATGCTTTCAGGACTGTACATATTACGCTGCTGCTACTAATGCTGATGCAAATACTAATTCATCTTCATCAGAAAGTTTATTGATTGCTTTCAATATTTGTGCATCTGTAGAAGATGTTGTCAATGTTTGACCTGGAGTTGCTAAATTCAATCCTGCAATTGCAGATGCTTTAGTGTAAAGTACTGTTTTGTACAAGAAATTAGCATCACCCTCAGTTTGAACATCTTGAACAGAATCAGTAACATCCATTAAGTAAATAGAATCAACATTATCCAATACAGGTAATGCTAATGCTTGTGAAGATGTGAACTCACGAACAGGGTCATTAGTACCGTATTTAGAAAGCAAAATCAAATCATCTACTTTTTGATAATCTACACTTTTAACAGGAAAAGATTCTTCGGCCAATGCGCCATAAGTCAATGTTCCAACGTTTAAATCAGTTAAGAAGCAAACAATATTAGCAGCCCATGGAGTTGTAACAGCACGTTTACCGTTTTGCTCAACTAACATTTGTCTATCAATAATTTGAATCGTAACTCCGTAATTTGCACTTAAAAATTCATTTGCTTTTGCAACATTCGGAACATTTGGAATTGTAGTTCCTACGAATCCAAGTGAAAATGCAAATTCGTTTTTGACTTGTGTGTTAGCTTTAAACAGGTTCCAAGTATTCATATCCATAAATATATAAGAAAGCATGTTTCCTTTTACTTTTGCTTCTGCAATAACATGATTTATGTCATCAATAGGTGTTGCATTTGCGTTTGTCCAAGGCAAAGTAACGCCAAATTTATTATCATCAGGATGACCGAAATCAATCCTAACTCCTAAACCTGTTGAATCATCACCTGTGATTATTGTATAACCTGTAGATAATGCTTCCAAGAACATAAATTCAAGGGTTTCATAGATACCGTTAACACATTTTTTTGTATCTGAGAACAGATTACGCAAAACTTCAGATTCTCTACCGCCAATAGCTAGTAAAGTTCTAAGTTCTGTCATAATTGTTTCAGTTAAATACATTTTCATACCCAATTTTGGGATGTCACCGTTTGCAGTTTGAACTGAATCTCTTCTTTTTAAAGGAAGGCTAGAATCCAAAGCTACGATATCGGCTCTTACAATAGCGCCATTACTAGAAATAGAACCCCATTTCAACGTTGTTGAGAATGTTTTTCTAAGCATGGTTTTGTGTAAGTATGTCAACGGGTTTTTAGTTCCGTTAACAGTTTCTGAGGCTTTAAGGGCAAAGGACTTGAAGAACTTATCTACCCACTCAGGAAATAATGATTTTTCCATTTTTCTTTTAGTTTTTTAAAGGATTAATTAGTCCTTAGTGAATAAAATTTGAGGTAATGCAGTAATTGCACCCGCTGGAACCGCTGGTAATCCGTACTCAATAATTGCTTGTTTATTAACGTCACCCGCCAATAAAACAGCCGCAAAAGGTCTTTTTAATAGAATTGTTGAAATTAAAATCCCTTTATAAGTATGACTTGCTGGAAGCGATTCATAAGCACCAGAAGCAATTTTCAAAGGTTTTAAAACCCCCGTAGCCGTAACCTCAATTATAACTCGCCCTGCTTTTAGGACTTCATCTGTAACGCCTGTAACATCTAAAGTCTTACCTCCTGGAATATCAATCAAATTTTTCTTAATGATGATAGTGTCGAAAGTAGTGTCAATTTGAACAGGACTGTTGTTTAAATCTGCTGTTGGCATCTTTTTTCTTTTTAATAATTAGTAATTACATTTCTTCAAAAACCTTATCAATCAATGCTTGATCTGGCTTTATGTCTGGATTTCCAATTGGTGCAGGTCCTGAAAAACTTGATGAATCGGCAAACGCCTGAGCCATTGTTTTGTATTCAGTTTCTAAACCTAAAATCTGTTCCTCGATTGGAGTTTCAGAATCTACATTTATCCTATTTAACCAAGATTGTTTAATCTCAGGTTTCAATACTTTAAGAACTTCAGATTTTTCAAATGCTTGTTGTGCTGATGATTTCTTAACATCTGTCAATTTACCTGTTTCGATTACTGTCAGTTTAACTTCAATAGCTTCCTGTTTTGCAATCATTGCCTTCGCCCATTCTGGCGCATCATCTGCTGGTGCGGGTGTCGGTGTTGGCGTAGGAGTTGGAACCGGTGTTGGAGTTGGTGCAGGATTTGCAGGAGTCTTTAATTTAGCCTCCAAACCCACAACCTTGTCATCTTGTGCCGCAATTTCCTTAAAAGGATAAATTGCATTTGCATTTGTAATTACTGCATCAATTGCCGCGTCATCTGCGTCATCTGCTGGTAGTTCGCAAAGTCTAGCCGAAATCTCGTCTATCCTATTGTTTGATAAATTAGCCTTGTCAGCGAATGCTTTTAGTCTAATTACTACCCTTTCTTTAGGTACTGCCATAATTTTTTATTTAAAATGTTGAACGTTTGAGTTACAAATGTAATTATTTTTTCTTATTTATATCGATTCTAAATTAAATTTCACTTTATGGCATAAAAAAACCACTCGTATTGAGTGGTTTTACATTGACAATTGTATACCTAATTTATCGCATACTCGCTTTATAGTTGTGGAATTAACAAGAATCGAACTTGTGCATTCGGATTTTCAGTCCGGTACTCTACCAACTGAGTTATAATTCCATTTTGGCAGATAGTCCTCATATTTCTATGCTGCACCTTCGCACTGAGGTTATGTCCACCTTAATTATATGCAAATATAAAAACTTATTCTGAATTTTCAGTTTATTTTTCAGTTTCTTCTATTTTAAATTCCTGTTTAGATTTAAACTCTTTATTCCTTTTTGCTGTATTTTTTATGTCCTTTGCTTTTTTGGCGCACGAAATAAAATAAAATTTGCTTTGATGATAATTATAATTTCCTACACTCATAAACGTTTAGTTTTTTGGTTAATTTAATGAAAGCTTGTAAAATAGATACATTGATTTGAATCCTAACATCGTTCAAAGTAATTGTAAGATTAAAAGAAGCATGTTCTAAAGTTTTTAAATATTCTTTACCGTAATATGATGCTTTTAAAGTTTCTGCATCACGCAATGACATATTTAAATCAATTAATGATTGTGTTTTTTTAACAATGCTTTTTTCAATTGATTGGCAAAATGAAAGTTTTTTGAATGGTTTTACTTTTGGATTTCTACATCCGTTGTGGATGTAAACAGATTTAAAAATTTTGTTATCCATGATTTACTTTTTTGAGGTGTTAATACTCCGGATTCATTTATCCAATTACTTTTATCAGATTCTAAATGTATTTGAATCTGGTACATTGTTTGGTTAATTTCAACTTCTCCTATCCCTTTTATAAGGGATCCAGAAAGGTTGTGTTTTACAATTTCATCCCCTAAGTAATCAACTACGTGTTGAACTGATAATTGTTTTGATTCTTCTTTTTTCATGGTCTTATTCTTATTTGAACGGCTTCAACTACCAAATTATAGTTATACATCTTTACTTGATTTGTGATTGAAACATAATCATTAAAAGACCTTCCTTTTGCAGAATTTAAATCTTTGATATGAATATATTCAATACCCGTTTCAGTTTGCGTTTGTTGCAAAACATGCATTCTGAAATCTCTATCACTTGGAGTGATTACCGCTATTTTTCTCATGGTTTGTTATTTTTGTATAAGTGTAAGCAATTACTAAAGCAAACATAATTAGTGAAAATTCTAAGCCGTCTATCGATACATTTGTGATTGCATTTTGACAATGTGGATTATTTGCTCTGGCCGGAACGGCTTCACACCAGCACTTTGTAAATGGTGTTTGGCATTCTGAGAATTTTCCCATTACCCTAAGTCCCCAATAATTAGGAACGGAATTATAATCATTAATAATATTGCTACAATAATCAATACTGATTTTGTGTTGCTTACTCTTTTTGCTTTTTTGTTTGATAGTGTTAACATGATTTCTAGTGTTTTAAATTGTTAAAATTGTTTTTGTTTTATTTTGATATTCAAATGTACAAAACATACGTTTACAAAAAACATTTATTTTTGTTTTAGGCTTAATTTATACAGATTATAAATAGTGTAAATGCAAAACGCACCGACAATTAAGCAGATGCGTTTTTAAATATGAATAATTTATTTAAGCAATTGGAGGCACAACCTCAGCAACCGCCTTTTCTTTTTCAATAGCAGCAACCTCTGCTTCTACATCGGTAACCAAATCCAACAACTTAACTCTAGTTCTTGTGCTCATTGAATTTGAAGCAAAGCCATTAGCTACAACAGTACTATTTTCAACCATATCAACAGGCAATATAGAATTGAATTTCACATCAATTACTAAATCAGTTGTTGCTGCTTTTGAATTAACATTTGTAACGCCTGTAATTCCAGAAATCATAATATTAATCATTCTTTCGCAAATCGTTCTATTTTGGCCCTCATTCATTTTTGCTTTAATGATTGGATCCAAAAACATCAAACGCAAAGCTACTCCCGAAATAGCACCGATTGATTTCATTTTCTCAAAAGAAATATCCGGCGTTTGGGTCATTGAAAATATCAACTCCCGAATAGTTTCCATTTCCAATTTAACAGCTTCGGACGCGTTGTCATTCGTTAAAAATTTTGCGTCACCATTGTAAGGCTTGGTAACATCATCATCTTTAAATTTAATTGGGAAATTTAAAGTTTTACCATCATCATTCATTTCTGGTAAAATATTTATATCACCATAAGTCAATAAAATTGGGTGACCTGAATAATCATTTGAAACTCCTAATTTTGATAAAGCAACCTCATAACGGTCAATTAATCCTTCAACATCAAACCACTCTGGAAACTCCTGTTCCATGTAAACAATAGGAATTCTATCGAAACCGTGTGCTAATTCGCTATCAATTGCTAATGCTCCGGATGCGTCGCTAATTTTAAAAACTTTTACATTATCAAAAATCCATGTATTATTTACATCTTTTCCTTCTGAATTTTTAGTAACGAACTGCCAAACAAAAGCAGTCATATCATAAGTTGCATCAAAATAAGGTGACATGATACCTTGTTCAACCGTAAGAATATTTGATCTAATGTCACGAACAGAATTTGCGCCGGCCGCCTGTGTTACTTTTGCGCCTCCTGTATTTTCTTTTACAAAGAAATGAATTGCAGTTTCAGTCTGAACTTTTTGCGTTGTTTTTAGTTTTTGTAATTTATCGTCGATACGGTTTGATTTCCAAAGCCTTGTAACTTCAGTAAACAAAACATTATTTTCAACACTTGGAGTTAATGTAACCGGTTCACCAACTTCAAAAGCACATGATGTTGTCACGATCTTTTTAGCATAATTAACAGGTGATCGAATTGATTTAACTATTCGTTGTTTTGAACCTTCGCCAATAGTCTTATCTTTTTGAACATTTCCGACCTGCGTATCTCTGATTGTTCTATCAAGGTTTTTGTATTCCTTTACGTATTGTAAAATTTTTGAATGGTCTTTTGTCTGAGATGTAAGCTTTTCAATTGCTTTTTTTAAATCAGGACCTTTTACAATTTCTTCAATCGTTAATTCTTCTTCCATCTTATAAGTATTTTGTTAGTAATTTAACCCTAATTGCTGCGGTGTTTTAGTCATTTTTTCATCAATTTCAACAGTATGATAGCTCATGTGTCTGTACCTCGCACTATCCCACATGTGATTGTATTTATCTAATGGCTGATTTATTGCAATACCGCCTATTTCCCGCATTTTATACATTTGCTGTTCAATCTCTGCCTTTTTATGCAAATGATTCTTTACAATGTGTATTTTCTTTGTTTTCATTGATAAAAGCCAATGCATAACAGATTTAGTTTTGCTTACTTTTTTGATTGTCCATCCAAAACCTCGTAAATCACGAACCATTTCAACGGTTCCATTATGATTACTTGTGTACTTATCTGAGCTATCAGCTGTAATCGGAATGTTTTTTTCAATTCCTAATGCATTAAAAAATTCATTTATTGCTCCAGGAGTTTCAATTGATTCGTAACACAACAATTCAATATAAATATTCTTTTCATCTTCGGCGCATTTTGTCAAAGCGGTTGGATCCGTTGTAAATCCAAAATCTAAACCGTATGTATATGCTAAATCTGGAAACTTATCAATATAATCTACATGCTCAAAAATAACTCCTTTCATTGCGCCTCTCAAACCAAGTCCGTAAACTTTCCACATGAATTCATCTGCAGTACCTTGCCTGATATTTTCTAAATGTGGAGGAGGTTGGTTTGTTGAACTGATAACCTCAACTTTTCCAGTTTTTTTATTATAGCAAAGTAACGAATTATCTTTGACAATATAACTGCCAGGCTTCCAAGGCTCATAAGATAGTATTTCATTCTTTTCTGCAAAAGATATATCTGGATTATCTAGCAATGTTGTACGTAAAAAAATAACATCATCACGTGTTATTACGCTTTCGTAAATGTAATGCACCGTAACTGATGGGTTGTAATCCCCCCACCAAAATTTAGTACACCTCATTTTAGCCTGATTAAAGACTGCTTGTTTAACCGGAAGCATTTCATTCACGTAAAGATATTCGCATTGCGCACCGTGGAATTTTGAAGGCTTATCAGCTCCTAAAAAGTTGATTTTGTTTTTACCAATTTTGAAACCTTTGATTTCTTCAGCTTTTTCAAACGGATTAGGCAAATTGAATAATGGCAGGATCTTTTTAAAATCGTTGTAAAGAGTGGTTTTGAATTCGTTGTAGGTTTCTTTTAGAATGTTTACGGTGCAATTGGTTTCCTTGTAAAGGCAAATCCAAATAATAATGTAAATTGATGCCCATGTTTTACCGCTTCGGCTGGATCCTTCCAAAATTGCACCTCTGAATCCTTTTACAATTTTTCCATCTTCATCATATTGCTGGTCATTGATTGCGGTGTAAAGCAGATTATAATTTTTGTTTCGTTCGTCATTTATTTCACAAAGCGACTTTCTGAGATCAAAACACTTTTTGTCTGCCAGCAATTGCTTAAGAAGTAATAAACGAGATATTTCCATTTGGGATGTATTTTAATAGCAAAAAACTTGATGAATTAAACCACCAAGTTTTTTATAATATTTCTGTAAACTTTATTTACTCTTTCGGAATTAATTCCACGGTGAATATAAAACTCCATTACCTCGGTAATTCTTTCAATTGGCGCTAATTTAGATTTCATTTACATCAAATTTAAATATGTCCTTGCTCTGCTAATTCCCGATAATCTAATTCGATTTTGTTTTTTATTTTCTTAGAATATCGTGATGGAAATTCTTTTATTTTGGCGTAATCAGCGGATACTTTTTTAGCTTTTTCATTAAGTTCTTTTTTTTGCTCGATAACTATTTTCTTTTCTTTCACTTTTCGATTTAGGAATTGTCCGAATATTTTGAATAGGTTTCTCATGATTAAAAAGATATTTTAGTGTGTTCAAATCTCATTTGATCTTCAAAAGTTTCTACTCTAAAACCCCTATCTATAAGCAATGATTTGTTTACATCTGAAATAGTTCCTACATATGTAAAGAATCTATTTCCATTACTAGAAGCATTAGTTAATGCTTTTAAATAAAAATCTAAATCTTTATCATTGGTTTTTGCCATTTCACGTAATTCGAATGCTGTCTGAATTTGTTTTTCTTTTTCCATGGTTATTTTTTGGTTTTAATGAATACAGTTTTTTTGCAGTCCAACCAAACAGGTGGCTGTGTTTTTCCAGAAAGAACGCCTAGCCAAATATGACCATGAAAAAGGAATTTAAGTCTTTGCCAAAATGAAACAGTCCATAATGAAATACAAGTTCCGTTATCTTGCTGAAAAATATGCAATGAACTGCATTCTTCATCAGTCATTGATTCTGGTTTTTTTAATTCAATTGTTGATTCTTTGAAATGTTTTGGTTTCATATAATTATTTTTTGGTTAAAATATAATATTTTGAAAATCGGTGTTCATGTCCAATCTCCTATCCTTTAATTCCTGTGAGAAATCTAAAAATGCAAAACCAATAAGCTCAGCATCGTATGTTTCAACTCCTTCGACAAATATTTTTCCGTCTTCAACTTTTAAAGTCGGTTCTTTTACTTGGATTTCTATTGGCATGGTTTTAGTTTTTTTGTAGTTATATTTTTTGTCTCCACGTACTGTAACTTTATGAATCAACCCTTATATTTACTCACTTTATGGAAATGTTAATTTTTAATAAAATATACACTTAATTTCAAACTCCTTCACATGTGTTTTTTATAATGATAATTTATAATATTAATAATTCATTATCATAACGCGAACCGATCACATTTTTACTTACTCTACTATTTGCCTATGTCTAACGCAAATGATCTCACAATCCTAGTAAGAGAAATGATTTAAAGACTAAATTTCTAAAAGCCTGAGAGTTTCCCTTTCCGATTTATCGGAATCCAAAGTCTGAAATTAGTTTGTATATTTTTATTTTGTTTCTGGACTTACTTCAAGTCCTAATTCTTTTGTAAGTTCAGCAATTAGCTTATTTCTTGAAACCTCATCGTTAAACTCAATCGGGTGATCTTTATCACCTTTTAAGGTTGTTTCTTGTTTAGTTCCGTTAAGCCTGTGTACCTCATGAGTTTTACCCATAAGCTTATAAGCAGCCACCTGTAAAGTAGGGTTTTCCGACTTCATCCACTTTCTTTTCATAAATCCGCATGCCTTTATTTTGTTTTCATTAATCAACTCTTTAAATAAGTCCAATTCGTCCGAGTCCTTTGGAAAAAAAACATAGAAAGTTTGCTTTGAACATGGCAGAAACACTATAAGTTCAGCAATATCTAAGCATTCTTTTTCCGCTATTAACGAAACCGCTTGTTTATATATCTTTTTTTTATTGAAAGCCATTTTAAGTATGTTTTAAAGGGTTTCTTTTTGTTGTTTGAGCAATTGTACCAACGAACTGCCAATATTATAATCACGGTCTTTAAAGAACTTGATTAAAGCAAAGGCTTCATCATATTCGTTTACGTCAAAAGGAATCATGATAGACTTTGTTTTCTTTACATCTGATTTAGTTGGTGATGCGCTGCCGATTGGATCAATTTTCTTTTCAACATCTAATCCCCAATTTGATAACTGTAAATCATCCCAATCTAAATTTAAAGATTCCCAATCGTGCTGACCAAAACTAATATTATCTTTTATTGTGATTGCTTTTAGCTTTTCTATTGATGTGTTAGCTGGCAGTACTTTGCAAATCATTTCATTGTATCCTAATTCAGTACATGCTTTCAGTCTCTGATTACCTGCAATAACAACAAAGTTTCTTCTGAATGGAATTACAATTAACTCCCGAAGCTCTAACATTTCAGGATCTTCTTGTATTGACTTTAAAAGCTTTTTATATCTTGAATCCTTTATAACACGTGGGTTTTTTGGCAATCCTTGGATTTGACCAGTGTTATGATTTAAGGCACCTATTGCAATTGATTTCGTTTCCATGATGTAAATGTACTAAAATTTAATATAAATGTCTAAAAAAGAATAAAAAACGGCTTATTTTGAATCGTTTTAGATAATTTATAAGTGTTTTTGTGTAAAAATTGGATTGTTTTGTCAAATAAAAAATCCTGATACGTTTTTGCATCAGGATTTGTTTTATGTATGTTTCGCTTTATCTTTTTAATTCAAATTCGGTTTTTTTAAAAAACCTTTTAATAACTTCTGATTTTTTAGCAGACTTTAATTTTGTTATTTGAAAATAGTCCAGCATTCCCGCAAATGACCAGTTGTCTTTTACGTAATTACCATCCGTATCAAAACCCCAAAAAGAATCTTTTTCAAAATCAATAAACATTAACCATTTTGGATACTCTTTTTTAGAATGTTTATACCATCCTGTAATGGTTTTCTTTTCCTGTTTGCCTAATTCTTTTTCTGGTTGTTCTTTGGTTATTTTTGGAATTATCTCAGCCCATTTTCCATTCATAAAAACACAACAATGATGTCCAAATAATAACTGATTATATGAAAATCCATTATAATAAATATCCGATTCACATGTTTTTATTCTTCCATCATTCCATAAGCTTTTAATACAAAGCCCTTCTTTATAACCTCTCTTAACAGCCTCATTCTTCAAAGCTTCTAAAACTTCTAATTCATTGGCTGCATAATCATCATTAGAAATTTCGCCATCATTACCATCAAACCAATTACCCTCACATGATATTCCATATTTAATAACTCCCTGTTCTGAATATCCTAAATATTTTTCGTTTAATGGTGATTTTATTTTAATCCATCCTGTAAAAAACTTAGATAACGGTATTTTTTTTAAATCACTACCAGAAATAGGCAATTCAACTTCATTAATTTTCCTTTCGTCTATAGTTCCTTTTAAAATAGTTTCCTTTTCGGCTTCTAGTTCTTCGATGCGTAGTTTTAGTTTGGTGTTTTGTTCCCTTAAAAAATCTAATTCCATTAGGCCATTAAAAGTAGTAATGTAGTGTTGTTTACCTGACCTTAAATCACCAACAGAAACAACAGATTTGTCATTCTCAAAACCCCAATCAACGCTATGACCAATAGGCTTATAATTTTTCAATTCCTCGATTGATTTTTCAGTATTTGGAATTTCAATTTTACATTCTTTAATTGCTTTTAGAAGCAATTCGTATGATGGTGCCTTGAAAACATCGGTTTTAAAATCATACTTAATGGCAATCGGTTTTAAATTAGCGTCAACAGGCATATTAATAACTGAATTTTGTTTATTGTAAGCTTCCAAAACTTCTACACGTTTTTCAAGTTCAACTAATTTGTTGGTTCTGATTGGTTTTTCAATCTTAATTCCACAAGAATTAAGAAACATTTTTTCATTCCATGTTTTGTATAACTTAGAATCTCTGCTCATTAATATTTTGGTTGTGAATCCAAAATTGTTTGGCTTTGAATTATAATAATTAGTTAATAATGGATAGTCAGTAAACGCTCCTGTCATATCTATATAACGGAATGGTAATTTTGATTTTATAGCATTAAACTGTTCTCGTGTGCAACGCATTGCGATTGGTGTTTTCATAATTTTACGTTTTGGATTTATTTAGGCCGTCCAAGCCGTTATTTGTTTTAAATATTTAACTCTAATTCAAATTGTTTTTCAGTTATTTTTATCCAACCATGATTATTTAAAATGAATTTACACGGCTTGTTTTCATCGTAACACCTTTTATTATGGGCCATTTCCCTAGGTGTTTTTCCAAATGTTTCAAAGTAATTTACATATTTAAAATTACCTGTTCTAACAGCATTTAAGTACTTTGCAATTTCTCTTCTGTCTGGCGGGAATGCAACGCCATCACAATGTATAAAATTTAATTTTTCATACGGTGTAAATGATTTGTAATTATCGCATAGGTGTTTATAATTTTCAAAAAAATATTTAGCATCGTAATTCATACTAATTTTATTTTTAACTCTTGAAGTATGTAATTGTGAATCCTCCAATTTACACAAAATCCATCAGGTATTTTACCGTTAATATCAACAATATTACAAACTGGTTTCTTTTCTCTATTACATGCTATTAAAACAAAATAATCATTGTGCCTATAGTAATATTCAATCTGATAAAAATCTTTAGGCTTACTATCCATATTAAGTAAATCCAGTAATTTATCAGCAGTTGTTCTAAACGCTTCTTCTTCTATTTCTGAAAATAGACTAAGTTGGTTTTTTATTACTTTCATTTTCTTTTTTATATTTTATTAACTGATTTTCCCAATATTTTAAAAGGCTTTCTGCAACTCTTTTTACTGCTGCTTTCTTTGGATTATATCCTAATTCAATTACTCTTTTTGTATGGAAGTCAATCCTTTCATCAATTTCTGATTTTGTTGCCATTTATTTTGGGTTTTAGATGATTATCTAATATATTGTTAATTGCTCCTTTTGAATAATTAAAATGTTTTTTTATTTCGCTAACAGTATTATTTTTATTTGTTTTCCAGAATTCAATAATTTTTATTCTATCCAATTCATTTATTAAGGATCGGTAGGAGTGATCTTTTGAAACTTTTTTATTTGCCATAATCTACAGTTTTATTGCTACTAATGGAGATTGTATTTTGCTTATTATATTGCGAATTGTAAGGTTTGTAACTTTTTACTTGATGTATGGGTGTATATTTCGGTTGTTTTTCGGGAACTATGCCCTAATAAATCGCCTATCAATTTTAGATCAGTTCCTTTCTCGTATAATCCTGTTGCTGCACTATGTCGCAAAGTATGCATGTGATATTGCTTACCGAGATATTTTTTTACGATTTGGTTACAGCTTCCGGATGAATATTGAAATCCAAACTGGCCATTGAAAAGGTATTCTTTAGGCAAATATTCGACATAATAGAGCCTGATTATTTCTCTTGTTGTTGGTGTAAGCGGTACTATTCTATCTTTTTTACCTTTGGCCGCACGAATATTTATCTGCATCATCGGGCTGTTTATATCTGACAATTTTAAATTTAAAACTTCTGAAACTCTCAATCCAACGGATGAAGTCAATGCAATTATTGCTTTGTGTTTTTTATTTTCGATTTTATCTATCATCGAAACTAAATCAGTTACATCTATTACCAGCGGGATTTTCTTTTCTTTTTTGGCATACTGGATGTATTCAAATTTTCGGTTTTGCTTAATGGTTAATACATAAAATTTCTTTATTGCCGAATGCATTGCGTTTTGAGAATTTACTTCTTTGGCGTTTAGCAGATAGTTCTTGATTTCGTCAGCCGATATGTGTTTTGGGCTGTCTTTTTCTTTGAAGTAATTCAAGAATAGTTTTATTTGGCTACTATAGTTTTTTATTGTCTCTTTTGAGAAGTGAATGAAGTTCAAATCTCGCTCATAGTTTTGGATGTAGTTTGCGGAATTCATAGGCTTAGTTGTTGTGGTTGTTGGTTTTGTGGGTGGTTGAATAAATGTAGACGTTA